GACCTTCAGAAAGAAAGAACTTCTTGTCATCAAGCTCTTTTTCAATCGAATAACAATGCACTTCTTTTTCGCATCGCAGCCCGTCATTTGTCTCCTTCACGTCTGCAACTGTGTAAACACCGTAGTGCTCCGTATAAATCCTCTTGTGTCCGGAAACATTGTCATAAAGAACATTCGCCGTGCCGTCAATCTTTCCGGGAACAACAAAATTCAGCTCGCTCGGCTCCGAAAAGTTGATCTCAAATCCAATGTCGGATGCGCCGCTCAGAACGCCGTGTGTCTCTCCGGACTTTGACTTGAGGATAAGATCCGGTCTTTCCGGCCTTCCGTACTGATCGAACGGAAGGTTTGCGTAATTCAAATACATACTTTATCCCTCCGTCATCCGGCGACATTGTAGAAGCAGCGATACTTCACCGTCATCGTTCCGTTTCCAGTCACCTTGAGAGAGTTGTCTCCTGTGACAAGTCTGGGGAACTTCAGGTTTGAGTTTGCGTACAGATTTTTCCCTACGGACTTGTCTGTCAGCATACACTTTCCGGAGTCAATTTGAATTCTGCTCGATCCGGAAGGTATGTTCGTCAGCGTGAATGTTCTTCCGCCGTCACTCTGATTTACAATGGAAATACTGTTTCCGCTTGATAACTCATATTCGATCACCGGCTTCACATACTCTCTCACATACCCGTCGTTCTGGACAAACACGGTCGTCTCTCCGCTGATCGTAAACGACTGCGTTTTCTCTTCGCTGTAAGCATAAGGACAATCGCACACGATCTTCGCCTTGAACGCATAAGGAAGCCATCCAACCGTGATTGGCGTCAGCTCCTTCACGAGGCAGCGGAACTGGCAATGTAGAAGATCCTCCTGACCAAGAGTCATCCATTGGTAGTCCTGATACCCCGTCAGCCAGTAGGCAATCTCCTCCATTTCGTAGCGGTTCAGCGGGTCTTGTGCGCCGAATACAAGAGAGAACTCCAAGGGTTTTGCGTGATAATTCACGCCGTAATGGATCGGATGCACCATGCGCGGTATTCTTTCCTGCTCGATTTCTGCTATATTGCCAAACGAGACATCCTCCTGCGCATTGTTTCCGATATCGTATATCATCAGCCCAAATGCCTTCGATGATACTCCCGCAAAAGTAAATTCGTAACTATTGAACATGATTATCACCACCCTCCTTTTCATAGTGAAAGGGGCGCATAATGCGCCCCTGTTTTATTTTTTGATATTCAGTTGTTTCAGCACTTCGTTTGTAAACTTCCTGTTGATCTCTATGTGCTGCTTTGCCGTTTCTTCGCTCGTTCCGGAGATATAGACATCTCCGAAATGAATATTGTTGTTGTTCCCGTCTCCTGCTTCAGGCAGCGTCCTTGCGTCAACGGCGCTGAGCGCATTCTTGATCCCAAGACCTTCCGTGCTGAGCTTTTTCCCGAGCACAGAAATAAAGTCAACCGCAGAAAGGACGGCGTCCTTTGCGCTCTTTCGGATCACGACCTCCCCGTTTTGCAGCTTCGCGATTGTCTCGTCCTCTTTCAGCGTACCGCCTCCGACAACACCGCCGCTATGGTACACATCATAAAGCTTTTTACCGCCTATGTTGTCGATGTACCAAACGCCGTCGTCTCCGCGCACCGCCTTAATGCCATACTGCGCAAGCTGAGCCGCAAGAGTTTGGTTTGTCTCCGCAAGCTTTTTGCCGTTTTCGTCGTTCGTCCACTTAGCGCTGTTTACCTTCATTTGAGATACGATTGCTGTAATCATCTCTTTGTTTGTCGGATTTGTCGCGCTCGTCAGTCCGCCGAGAGAAATGCTTGTTCCTGTGTCAGCAGTATAGTTTTCAAGCGCGGTATACGCCTTTGCAACGCTTCCGTACTTTTCTGCCGCCTTTGCGCACTCTTCCCATGCGCTTGTGATCTCGCTTTTCAGATTGCTTCCGTACTCATAGTTCCAGTCGTACAGCTCATCAAGAAGCGTGTCATAATGGTCTTCGATGTAGTCCATCGCCTTATCCCACAGCTTCTGCTTGGAAGAGATGCTATCCTCCAAGAGCTTGATCTCTTTGTCCTTTTCCTTTTCGTATGCCTCCTGCATATCGTCAAGGGAGTCCTTCTGTGCTTCAATGGCGTGTTCAGCCTGAGTGTCTGCAAGCTCACTCTGCTTTTCAGCAAGCTCCTCTTCAAGCTTTGCCTTCTCAGACAGCGCCTCGCGGCTTCCGTCAAGCGATAGCATATTGATCTTTTCCTGCAGCTTTGCGATTTCCTTCACGCGCTTTGCGACATCTTTTTCGTAGTCCTCTTCATCCTTCGTGGCGTCCAAGGACTCCTTCTTCTTGTCGATTAGCTCGCTGTATTCGTCCTTCAGCTCTTCAATCGCGTCTATTTCACTTTCAACCTGCTGCTCAATCATATCCATCACATACTGGATAACGTCGCCAACTCCGCTTTGCATCTTGCTCATTTCATCGCTGACGCTTTCTCCGAGATACTCAATGCTTGCCGCGGCAGACTTCGCAAGAGACTGCATCGCCTGAATGTTGTAAACCATTGCTTTATACTCTGCATCTGAAAGACCAGCCGTGATCTTTGCAGCAGCCGCGTTGGCATACACAAGCCCCCATGTGGATGTCGTCAGCTCTTCCGTTGCAAACAGAAGCTGCTGCAGCGACTCCTGACTTTCTCCGGCCGCCGCAAGCTTCACGCGCTCAATGTACGCAAGCGCGTTTTCGATTGCAAGCTGCTCCGTCTTTGCGGCGATAACCTTTTTGACTGTCTTTTCGTTGATCACAAGCTGCCCGTTTTCTGCTTTCAGATACTGCATATACTCAGCACCGAGAGACAGGATGGACTGATAGGTGTCAACGGAGATAAAACCGTCGTTTTCTTTGAATTCCTTTGCCGCGCTATAAAGCGTATCGGAAACCTCTTGGATAGAGTCTACCGCGTCGCTTGCCGCGCTCACCATGTCCCTGATTGAGTCGACTACGGTAACGCTTAGCTCGCGGTACGCCTCCATCTCCTCGCGGTTAGCATCGTTCAGCTCTTCTGTCGCGTCAATCAGCTCTTCAATCTCTTTGCGCTTATCGTTGCTGACACTCAGCGAATTGAGAAGCTCAAGATTGTTGACGAACAGTCTGCACTGTTTCGCATCATATTCAATCTCAAATCCGTATGCCTTGAGCGCTGCAATATTATCCTGAATAATTCCTCCGCGTGCATTGTTGAGCTCCGTGATGGCGCGCTTTTCCTCTTCGTAAAGCGCGAGACGCTTTTTGTACGCTTCCTCTGCCGCCTTACCAAAAAGTCTCTCGCTATTCTCCATGCTCCAGTCAAGGTCTTCTCCCTCTCGCCTGACACGGTTCAGCTTTTCAAGCTCTATGCGGCACTTTTCAATCGTCGCGGTATATTTTTCTGTACTGTCTGTATCTCCGGTAGCGTCTGGAAGCTTGATCCCCTTCGTCAGTTCCTCTTTCAGTTTGTCATAATCAAGCTGGAACTTTTGCAAGCTCGCTATCGCAGTATTCAGCGCGGTAATTTCTCTTGACTCTTTTGAAAAATCATACCCGGATGCTTCCTTATCCGTCTTTCCTGCGTTGACAACCCCCACAAGCCTGTCTCTTGCGTTAATCAGCTCTTCCAGAGTAGCGCCTGTATATTTACTGTAATTGTTTGCGAGTGCTTCAATAATTGTTGCCTGATACTGAAGCTTCGCATCCTCTACTGTTGTAAAGTTATCAAAGTCAAGCCCGTATTGCTCTGCAAGCTTTTTGACAAGCGCAGTCTGCGTTTTGTTCAGCCCGCTCAGGAATGCGTCGCTCTGCATCAGCTTGTTAACAATGTCTGCGCGGTATGATGCTGCATCGTCTGCATAAGCATTCTTCAGATCACGGAGGAGCTGTGCGCCTGATTTAAGACCGGCAAGATAGAGATTGACGTCCTCGTCCATCTCAGGGAACTTTTCCAAAATGGCAGCGAGTGTTGCAGCGGTAAAATGCCCTTCGCTGTTATACTCTTTTTCTGCGCTCTGCATAGCAGACAGCTTATCGGAGAGCGTGGAAAACGCAGCGCTGAGTCCTGTGATCGCCGTTGTCGTTTCTTCTGCGCCGTCCTGAACGTTTCCATAGAACTTTGCGAAGCTCGAATCGTTTCTTAAAACTTCATTTACAGCGTCAGAAATCTGCTCTGCTGTTCCTACCGCCCCGCTTCCTGCTGCGTTCATATCGTCAAGAATACCCTGACGGAATGCAGTAAACTGCTGCCGCGTCTGCGGAAGAGACTCGCCGGCGATCATCCTATCTAACATCTTCTGCTGGACAAGGTTTCTATTATAGTCTCCGACGGTATCCGTATATTCTGAAAGAGCATCTTTCAGCTTTTTATATCTATTATATACAGCATCATATACGGCATTATTTGCGCCAACTGTGCTGCTTATTGTTTCGAGAACACCACGGTAATACTCGTATGCTGCAGTAACATCTTCAATAGAAGACAGGTCGTTTTCCCAATCTGAGAATATAAATGCATAGTCTCCGCCCTGCTGCTTTATTTCGTATCCTGCGTTCCTAAGTGCCTCTATTGCATCATTTGCTTCTTTTGCACCGGATCCGTCAAAAGAAATCTCGTAACGGATCTTTCCATACCCATCTCCGATATTCCCGCCAAACGCATCTTTTGCACTACTAACAGCAGAGACCTCAGAAGCCATTACAGCTCCCTCAAGATCAATATTCCCTTCTTTTAGCTTATCTCTCGCAGCAGCCATCATTGCGGTATTAAGGTCTTTATACTTTTCTGTTAGCTCATCAACGCGGGACTGTTCAATACCAAGAGAGTCAATCAGGCTGCTCTTCGAATTTAGGTATTCATCCTGATTTTTCCCTGTTTCCTTGTACTGCTTTGCATACTCCTGATAGCTCTTTGCAAGCTCATAGATATTTTCGTTCTCATCCGATATCTCGCTTGCTTCTCTTATCTTTTCCTGTCTCGCCTGCTGAATTTTTTCGATAGCTTGATCGACCATCTTGACAAGCATAAAGATCGCACTGACAGCAGTTAATATCCATCCGACAGGATTGCTTGCGAGAATGCTCTTTATGGTGATATCTGCCTTCTTTATAGAAGTGTTTGCGGCATCTGTTGCCACAGCAGCTTCGAATGCAGCAATCGCATTTTCCGCCTCCTGCTGTGTAAGCTCTCCTGTTGCAACAGCGGCTTTTACAGACGTCACAACTCTTTCGCGCAATTTTCCGTTCAGAGCAACATAGCTTGACGCCAAAGATTCTGTGACAACCCTTTCTTTCGTAAGTCCTTTTACAAGATCCATAACAGAAGCTGATTCTTGTGCAATGGTATTCTTTGATCTAATTGCTGTAATCGTTCCAGCAATTACAGGAAGCAGCACTCCAATTTCGTTGAGAGATGTTGCAGCTCCCATCAAAGCAGTACCTGTGTCAACAACCAGTTTTAAGAGGTCAGAATCGATGACTGACTGAGAAAACTCCTGAAAACTTGCGCTAAATTGTGCAAGCTTCGCCTGCATTGAGCCCATGTAGATATCGTTCGCCTCTGAAAGCGTACCGGTTGCGTCAGACGCAGACTGGTAAGACCCCTGCAGATCTGCAAGGTTCGTGATAATGGACTTGACGACATTTGCATTTCTCTTTCCTGCAAGGTCTTCCAAAAGCGTTGCCTGCTGAATATCCGTCAGCTCGTTCCATACGGACGCGATCTCTGTCAGGATCTGGTAAGTAGATTTATATGTCGTTTCGTCCGCCATGATATCTACGCCGGACAGTGCCATAATTTCTTTTCGGTATGTTGCGGTTGACTGCACAACATCGTCGACTGTTTCACCCATATCTTCGAGATCGCTCGTAGCGCTTCGGATACGCATAGATGTCGTCTTTAAGGCGTTTCCAACCTTGTCCGCGTCCTGAACTGCGGCGTTACCTGCTGTTAAGAGCGCGATAGACTCCTCCAATGTGTTCCCGCCTGCTTCCAGCGCAGATGCGCTGTTCTGCAGTGCGCTGCCAAGCTCTCCTGCGCTGATTGCATATTCCTGACCGACCTTGACAAGCTCATCAACAACGCCCTCCATATTTTCCGCGCTGTATCCGAACGCCTTCATAATAGCCGTCAGACTCGATGTTGCTTCATCAACCGTTGTCGCTGCAACGTTTGCGTACTTCTGCGTAACCTCACTGAGAGAAAGCGACTCCTGCAGCGTATAGCCAAGTCGAGCATAGGTCTCCGTTGCCTCAATGACCTCTGTGACGCTCTTGCCTACCTGCTTTGCAACCTCTGCCGCGTCATCTGCAAACTTGGAAAGCGCAGACCCTGATGTGCCTGTAACGATTTCGATCTGCGTCAGCGCAGCATCGAGCTCTTTTACGTTTGCAATCATCTGCTTAATGGAACGAACCACAAACATGATAACGCGCGTAATGCTCAGCCACGAACCGAATTTTTCTGCAAGACCTTTTACGCGATCTCCAAGGCTCTTTGTATTCTCTCCTGCGTTTTTAATATTTGCAGTATACTCTGTAACTCTCTTGTTGATCTCTCGGAATTCTTTATCAAATTCTTCCTGACCAATTTTTTTATCATAAAAGCTGTTTTTAAGATTAGTATACTCAACAATAGCTTTTCTCAGCTTATCATAAGATAGAGAAGAGTTTCCTCTTTCTGCCTTTGTCCACGACTCTGTCTGATGAGTGACTTCCGCGATCTTTTTGTCGATTGCGGAAAGAGAAGATATTCTTTTCTTATCTGATGTACTAACTTCCTTCGCAGATCTTACAAGACCATCAATCCCGGCCTTTGCCGTGTCTGCTTCTGTCTTAATCTCAGAGATAGATTTTTTGAACTCTGTAGCAGAAATTTTACCTTCTTGCAGTTTTGCGATCAGCTCAGACATATTCTGAATTTGCTGATTATATGAAATCATATAGTCAGACGAAGCAGCATCAGACCCAGATTCAGATATCTTGCTTGAATAATCGCGCATAGAAATGATTTTCTTATTTGCGCTCTCTAATGCTCTTGCCGCAGCAGCCTGTTCAGCAGCATCTTTTTTTGCTGCAGCGTCAGCTTCCTTCGCAGCGGCGGCAGCTTCCTTTGCCGCTTCCTTTCTCGCCTTCGCTTCTTCCTTCGCAGCAGCAGCGGCTTCCTTTGCTGCTGCAGCAGCTTCTTTTGCTGCTTCCTTTTTCGCCTTTGCTTCTTCCTTTGCGACAGCGGCAGCTTCCTTTGCCTTGCTGATATTTTTCTCTTCATTCTGAGCCATCGCGTCCATTGCGACTGCTGCTTCGGATGCCTTTGACTTAATATCAGAAAGCTGCGCATTGAATTGCTCAAGCGTGATCTCGCCGCTCTTCAGCTTGGAAACAAGCTCCTGCACGGATGTGATCTGCTTTCTATAATCTGCTACTTCCTGACTGTTCGCAACATTTGTGCTGACAGCGGACGCTTTTGCGATTTCGCCTTGCCACTTTCGAATGGTTTGATTTGCAGACTCTGCTGCTTTATTCTTATCTATTTCGGAGTCAACAGGTGTTTCTGTTTTCTTCATTGCAGCAGCTTCTTGCTCAAGCGCGTCCGTCAGCTCTTTGGAAGCTTCCTTTTTCTTTCTTTCAGACTTTGCCGCTTTTTCGACCTTGCCACTGTGTTTGTCGTATTCTTCTCCAAGCTTCTTTGCAGCGGCCTCTTCTTCATTCAGAGAGTCCGTTGTTTCCTTAGTTGACTTCTTTTTACGCGTCTTTTTTGTCGCCGCATCCTCTTTTGCAGAAAACTGCTCAGATACCTTCTGCAGCTCATCATAGTACGCACGGTATTCCTCAAGCTGTCTGGAAAGATCACTTGAAAGACGAGCATACTGTTCTCCGCTGAACAGCCCATCATTCTCAGAAAGTCTTGATGTAAGAGACTCCTTTTCTGCGATGGCGTCCTTGAGCTGCGCCATATACTCCTGCAGCTTGTCCGCTCCGTCAAACACAGACGCCTTGGCTTCATTCTGTGTCTGATCGCCCCATGACGAGAATGCAATCTCGTTGATAAGCGCGTCTCTTTCTTCCAGAGCACCGGTCGTCTCGATATTAAGACGATGCATCATTCGAAGATTTTCTTCCCAATTATAGATGTAATAATCAAGACCGTCCACGTCGCTCATTACAACATTGTTTGAGAAGTACTCTCCGTCATTCGGAGATATCGTGTTCAGCTCGGAAAGAGCACTCTTCAGATTGCGCACCATATCAATGCGCTCTGACAGCTCGCTCGTTGTCATATTTGAACCGAACAGATTGCCATCAAACTCAACGCCGTCCATCCTGCTGATCTCTCCGAGGATTGCGCTGATGCTGCTCTTGATATTCTCCGCTCTTTCTCCAAGGTCTGCAGCGACCATACTCATGTTAGAGCTGATATTCTGCGCGATCTCGTCAAATCCACGAGCGACCACACGGTCGCTTCCGTCTGAGAACACAGCGACAGTGTTGTCGATCATGCTCTTAAACTCGTAGATCGAATCCTTGATACCTGACTTATCAAAGATACCTGCCATGCCAGGAGCCTCGCGATTGACCCTGTCGATCTCATATTCAACGGATTGAATCGCCTTGACGACATCGACAAGCTGATTGGTATCTACGCGAGCTCCGATATCTATTGTATATCCTCCGTGGTCGCTTTGAAATCTATCCAGTATCGCATTTGCGTTATTTAGTGTAGTTTGGTCAACCTTCGTGCTGACATTTACTACCATTTCTCTTTTTAGCTTCTGATTCAACCTCGTTCACCTCCTAATCGATCAAAGCAATCTCTTCATTGATAATGTCTTCAATCTCATTATCAAAGTAGTCATCCAGCATGTCAGACATTTCATCCTCCACACTTCCGGAGTTCACGCCTGTGTTCGGATGTTCGCCTTCCATAAAATTTTCGAAGATCAGACTTTCTTTCGCGCGTCCTCTTCCTGACTTTTTATGACGCATCTTTTTTGCTCCATAATTCGGCGCATCTGTATCAATTCCGAACGGTACTGAAAAGCTGTCTCCGTTTTCTACCACCTCTGAATATCCACCAACAGAATTGTAAAGCTGATGTGTGCGCTCATAGCTCTTCGGCGTGTACCCTCTGTAATAGTTGTCTGTTGCTTCTTTTGCGATCTTTTCCATATCGGAATGGATACGGCTGTTCGCGCGCACGACTGCGGACTTCACCTTTTCGCGGTATTCCTGCACAACATCATCCAGATCCGACGCGGAGATAAAATCCGCCATAAGTTTCACCCCTCTATAAAACAAAGCTCTACCGAAAGGTAGAGCTTATTGTTATTTCTTTTCTTTTTCTAAGATGTAGTCGACGATCTTTTTCTCGTCAATTCCTCCTGTCACTGCCTTCATTATTCCTTCAACGTCTGCATCCTCCATGTCTGAAAGAAGTGAAGAAAGCATCGTTTCAATCTTTTCGGCAATGCCAAGAATGTCATCCATCTGTTTTTCAACAAGCTCAATCTTAGGCTTTGACTTCGTTCTTGTTGTCTTTTTCTTTTCCATATTTTCCTCTCATTCCTTTACGCATACTGTGATCTCAGTCCTTGGATTTTTTATATCCACAAAGCATTCAAGTGTTAGTCTCGTCAAGTGTACACTGTCATCGTCAACGATAAATCCGCTTTCCACGAGACCGTCAAGGATCGCCTTTGGGCACGAATTATCTACGTCGTGCCTTCTGTTATTTGGATAATAAACAGCAAATCTCAGTTCGCATTTTTCAATGCGCAGGTTAGTATAACCTTGCTGATCGATATACCAAACGATAAAGTCCTTCCACTTCTGCTTCCACGCATTCATCTCCGGGCGGTGCATGATCATCCACACATTGATCGACTCGTGATACGGGTATGGAATAGGCTTCTTGTGCGCTCTCGGGTGCTTTTCAAAGTAGAACTTCTCATAATCACTCAGCGTTTCATTGTTAATGGTAAGCTTGATCTTTTTCATTCTCTCCCTCTTATGGAAAAAGGAGACGGTCTCCCGTCTCCTTTTTATCAATGTCTGTGCGCCTTATTCTTTTTCCTGCTCTTCGTCCTCGATTCCGAGTACGTCGATTTCTGCGGAGTATACGGCGCAAAAGGGAGATGCGGCTTCCGCTGCATCCTCCTTTGCCACCTCTTCCTCGTTTACCTCGGAAGGCTCCTCATAAGGCATTTCAAGCCTTTCTACAATGCCGCGCGCGGCATTCACCTTGGCAAGATATTCGCTGCCGCACTCCGGAGAGCAGGCAACCTCCTGCCAGCGAAATACGCCCGGCATCTGTTTCGCGCTCAGGCATACATCATACGGTTTGCCGCATACGCGGCAATTCATTGTTACGCCCGCCATTGCTTTCCTCCGTTGGTATCTTATTCTACGTCTTCTGCGTTAGCGCCGAAGACAGTATAAGTCCACAGAGCACCGCCGAGACCGCAGGCGCCGGCAAGAGCTTCTGCGGAGAAGGCATGGACAGTCTGGTCTCCGCCCATATCGAATGTGAACTCGCCGCTGAAGTCAGCCTTGGGGATATAAATCTGAACGCGATAGACGTTAGAGCACTTGTCCTCGGCGAGAGCGTCGATGTACAGGGTAGCCTTCTTGGAGTAGCTGTCGCTGTTGTTGGCGAGGACGTCTCCGGAGATCTTGCGATCATAGTGGACGACGATCTCAGTGCCGTCTTCATAGGCGCCTGCAAGGAAGGTGAGCTTCTTTGTGGTGGGAGCATAAGCAAACTTGCCTGCAGCGGCAGTAGCGTCCTGAGTCAGGACTTCTTTGATGGTGCCGTCAGGGTTCTTCACGTAGACGCGCTTGATCTCATTGCCGGTGGTTCCGATTGCCTTGAAGCAGATGGTGGCGGAGTCGCCGGAGATCTCCAGATACTCGCTCCACTTCACTTCGGTGTTCTTGTTCTCAAATGCGCCGCCGACCTGCAGACCCATCAGTCCGCCGGAGATAAGGCCATTGTTGCCGCTGATGGTGACAGACTTGTTCTTCTTGAGAGAGTTCAATTTGCGACCCTGCTTACCGGTGATGTCGCTCTTCTCCTGTGCCTGTGCGATGGAAGCGCTCTGCAGCTCGTCGAGAGTGAACAGATAGCCTCCGGTCAGAACGTCAAAGGCGTTGATCGTCTCAAGGCTTGTAATAGCCAGATCGTTGATATTCATCTTGGACATTTTGGATTTCCTCCTGTTTTTTATTTATGTGTCAGCCAATTCAAGTCGTCCTGACTCAAATCTTTTGCGCTGACTGTTCCGGCGTAAATGCCGTGCATTCGGTTGTCAAACTCAACCTTTTTGATAATTTGGTGAACACTTTCATTGAACTGATAAATTGTCAGATCAAGCGCTGAAGTATAGTTATACTTAAACTGTTCTGTATTCACAATTGCTACGATAAGTGACTCGAGCTGGGATTCTTCTGCTCGGTTCTTTTTCCTCTGCATCTTCTTTCGCGCCCGCTCGATCATATATTCCTTCGCTTCCGCGTTTCCGGGTTTGCGATCATCTTTTTTCAAGTGGTTTGTAAGCCTAAGCGCGTCTGCGATCATGCGGTGTATTTCACTGTCGATCACCGTGCCGTCTTTTTGGCTTCTTAGAACCACATCCCCTGTATTCGGATTGACCACTGTGCGGAAGTCATTAAGATTTAAGCTCCCGAAAATGAGACTTGTGTCAGACTCCTTAATCACATCAAACAGCAGCAGAAACAATGCAAAGTCATCGATTTCCGTAAAGTCTACTCCGATGTCATCAAGTTGTACCATCATGTCGATCGGAGACGCAGTCAGCATCGCGACAAGATTAAAATACTTGTCTTCTCCGCATCCGTCATCACCGACGATATCTCCAACCGTCGGTACGATAACAGATATGTTATCGTTTATCTTGATTGATCTGCGGTAGAGAGCGGTGCGTGTCACTCCTCATCCCTCTTTCTGTTGCTCGGGATTTTGTGCCCGTTCGGCTTTGGCTTATTGAAGTCGTTCATGCGGAAGGTGAGCACCTTCCCTTTGTAATCCTGCATCGGAGAGAAACGATGCATGGAAGACAAATCAAGCTCTCCAAGACCGTAATACCTACTTCCGTTGAGAAGCTTTACAATCTCGTGCGCAAGCTTATCTACTCTCACGCCGCCCTCCGGCAATCGCATCTTCGACTTATGCGTAAAGATCCAGACATACATCACAGGGGACAGGTATGTCTTGTCGTATACGCGGTCAAGGTCTACGTCAAAGCAAATAAAGGTTTGTGCATGTTCTACCGTGTCCGGCATATACTCATACGGGAAAACCTGATAGTACGCAAGCTTACCTGCTTCAGATATTGAAAGATCTTCATCAAGCAATGCTACAACATCATCGCTCGTCAAAAGATCCATCATCATTCTGTTTTTGTAATCAAACAGCTCTTCCAGTTGCATTACAGCCACACCATCTTTCCGGAGCCCGTCGTATTCTCATTTGGAGATATGGCAGGACTCTTCGGCGGTTTCGTTTCCTTCCTGTCAACCACAACTGATTGCGGGAAGTGTTTATAATAATCGGCAATGCGCATCTCTTGGTTATCTTCGTCCGTCGTGTTCGTTTCGTGCAGGATAAACTTATATACACCTTCGTCGTTGTAAACAAACCCGACCTTCAGCGGCTTAGTCAGCTCATAAGCGAGCACGTGCTTTCCGCCATCGTCGTCGATCAGAAAACGCATCGTGCGGTCAAAACGCTTCGTATGCTCGTTTCTGCCGATGATGATATAAATTCGCGTGTCGCCTCTTGTTGCGATCGACTCTTTTCCTTCTCCCTCGCCGATGAGGTATTTTGTACCGTCCTCGATCACGCACCACTGCGACCGGATCACATCGTCATCGTCGACCCAGCGGAGCTCATAATTGCAGCGAAGCATTGTCGCTTTTGTGTAAAGCTCGTCATCTGCGTCTTTCTCCGTAATGAGCCATTTGTTGTTTTTCCAATCAACTATAGCACCGCACTTGATATCCTCTCCGGGCAGCGAGCATATCTTTTTCTGATCCGTCAAATCAGAGCTAATGACGGTCACTTCTCTCTGCTCGCCTTCTATCATAACCTTTTGAAACGCGATTGATGATCTTGCTTCTTCCGCAATCCTTCTTTTCTCGCGAATCAGCGATGCCTCACGCTGCGTCTTACCAACAGAAGCAATGCGCTCTGCATAGTCGTCAAATGTTCCCATGCGCATCACCGCCCTTGCCGTCGTCATAGCGTGCTACCATCTTGTTGCAAACGGAAATGCAGTGGAACACCTCCCGGCGTACCTTTTTCTTTTCGCATTCCGGATTGTCAATAAAAAACTGCAAGATGGACACAAGCTCCATACACTCCGGATAAACACTTTTTTCTTTCAGCAGCGCAGCGCAACCCATAATTTCGGATTGCAAACTTTCCATATATTGAGGGAGTGTCTGATCTCCCTCTTCCCAAAGCGGGAGGATTTTGAAAAATCTGCTGACACAGGAGCGAAAATACTCGCTCAAAAAACGGGCAGATTCTTCCTTGCCCGAAACCGTATCAATCTTTATCATAGGTGCAGCTCCGATAAATCTCCGTGCCGATAAGAGTACTCACGCTTTCTCTGTGTGTAGTCAGCACCGGCTTTTGTGTAAACATTGTGTATGGCATTCAAAAGGCCGGACGGAGAATATGCGCTGTAATCTCTTGTGCTCAGCAGGTTTTCCATATTTTCCTGCTTGAACACATAGGGGCGAAGCCAGTGCAGTACCATTCCGTCCGTAACAATATCTGTGATCTCATAGAGATCCTTCTGATCAATGTCCGCGTCAAGCTCTCTCAGAACATCATCGAAATTTGTCAGGTCATACGCGCACACCTCGTCAAAATCAACCAGTACGCGCTTCATGTATCCGTCAATCATTCCTCTTGCCGTATCTGCATTGATCGCAAGAAACTTGTATTCCGAGATCTTTTCGAGGAACGCCTTCGCGAACACATCATACGAAACACTCATAGCGCACCTCTCAATGCTCAATCAGTTCCACATTCAGATACTTTTCCAAAAGAGCAATCTTCTTGTTCGAATCAATCTCTCCGCTTGCGATCATCTGCTTTGCGCGGTAGACAACTGACTTTTTCTGTCCGTCTGAAAGCGTTGCAAGTCTCTTTGCAAGCTCTCCGTCAGAAAGAGAGAACACCTCATCAAACTGATCGACAGTCAGTGCAAAGCGATAGTACTGAGCAACGCCGAGGTAATCGATAAGCTCAGGGTCGTCAAACATAAACCAGTTGTTGATGAAGAAATCCTTCGCGGAGGATCTCGCGCTTCTCAGCTCACCGACCTCCATATCCTGTTCATCTCCGAACTCGTCCCATACAAACAGCTCTCCGGTTTTGCTGCTCTTATAAACAAGCTTCCCCTGAAAACCGTTTCTCACGGTAACGATCTGGTTGATGTCAAAAGCCTTCGGAACAAGCTTTACTGCTTCTTCTTTTACCTCCTCTGTCTTTACAGTGGAGGGCTTTGTATACTGTGTAGTTCTTTTTGTTGCCATGTTATTCTCCTTTTAATCGTCGGAGGCTCCCATTGCGGGAGCCTCCTAATCTGTTTTGTCTTAGTTTGTGGTGTCGTAACGACCGATACCGGAGTTGCCGCCGGCAAGGACGATACCAGTACCGTACTTGCAGCCGTACAGATATTCCTGAGTGAGGTCGGCGTTGTCAACGGGATTACCCATGATGACCAGGGGATCGCCCTCGTAGACGAACTTCAGTGGCTTGTCATCGCCTGCGATGATGGTAAGGGACTTGTCGTTCATAACGAAGTCCTTGGTACCCCACTTATGGCGCTGCGGAGTGACAACAACAGGAGTGCCATAGAACTTGCCATAGTAACCCATGTTGTAGATGTCGCTGCGGGAATCGGTGCCCTGGATGGAGGGAGCAAGCTTGCGGACTGCCTTCTTGGTGCCGACGATAGTGGCGGTCTTTCCGCCAGCGGCAGCCTCGACATGGGCAATCAGGTCAAGCAGAGTGTCCTCGTTATAAACACCGGCAACAGGGAAGTATTCCACGCCGCCGAGCTGTTCTGCGGTAGCGGAGCTCCACAGGGTATAGATGTCGTTGAGAGTCTTCTGACGGAAGGACTCAGCGACCTTGTTGATGAAATAGTTGAAGTCAACGCGTCCTGCGAGAACGCGGTTGAGCTCTTCATAGATGCGAACGTACTTCATGGAAGTGGGGATCGCAACTTCAGACTCACCGCCGAGACGCTGGCGACGAATGCCCTGAGTGCCGTCAGCAGCATCAGCAACGACAAACAGGTTGCTGTCCTTCACGACGAACAGGTTCTGATCGCCCTCGGCGACATTGCGGAAGTCAACCAGAGCGTTGAACATTTCATCGCCCTGCAGACCTTCGATCACGGTGCGGTCAAGAATGGTCTCAATCAGAGCAAAGAGACCGGTGCACTTGCCATCGCGGATGGCCTTGTAGTTCAGCTTATCGCTGCCGCCGTTTGCCTCGATCAGAGCCTTGCGAAGCAGTTCCTGAGACTGACCAACAGAGTACTTTTCAACATTGCCATGATAAGCATCAACGGCAATCTTCACGATATCATTCATTTCAGCCATTTTCTTTTTCCTCCTTCTTGATTAGTCCACGAAGATGACGTAGTAGGTGTAGCGGCCTGCGGGCTCGATAGCGATGCAGGAGCCGAGGGGCTTTGTGGAAGCAGCATCAAGCTTGCCGCCAGTGCCGATACCGACAGAGCCGCCAACGGCGGGAACGGTGCCGACAAAGCCCTTTGCGGTAACAGCGAAACGGTTAGCGCTGCGAGGAATATAGCAGCGGCAGTTCTTGCCAGCTTCGTTGACGAACTCGTCGAGATTCTTCTTGCGTTCGTCGTACATCACTTCGGGAGTAGCGACAACTGCGCAGTGAGCCTTGTTGCTGTTTGCGGTGGCGAGCTTGGCCTTCATGACCTCGCGCTCGCCGGAGACCATGCCGACGATTTCAACGATGGTTCCGTTTTCAACAGCAATGGGTTTGTCCTGTGCATCAAAGACGCGGCAGGTAACGACAGCGGATCTGTCGTCAGTACCGGACATAGCGTCCGTGCGGATAACGGTATACATATCCATAATGATTTCCTCCTAATTTGTTTTTGGGCAGTAAAAATCCCGCAGAGAACTCTGCGGGTTCTGCCATGGTGATTTATCCGATGTTATACTCCACGAATGCACCGCCGTACGGTTCACTCACATCGCCCGCTTCCTGTCTTGCAACAGGAAGCTTGGGAGCCTTTTTCTGTTCCTGAACAGAGAAATTCATCGTCTGCTTTCTTCCGCGCAGAGCGTAGCACTTCTCCTCAAGAGCTTCCTTGGAAAGCTCGCAATTTTCCTTCATCGCTTCAAAGGACTCATCTCCTTCGAGATCGACAAACTGTGCAAATACTTCCTTGCGTTCCGCATCTGCCTGTTTCTTTTCAGCCTCAAGCTTAAAGGATTTGAGCTCATCCATCTTTTTGTTGGTCTCTCTGCACTTATCAACAATAAGATTGAATGCCTGCGCAACAGAGCTTGCGCGAGAGCCCTCATCAAAGTCGACATAGGCGCACTTTTTGCGCTTCTTGCATTCGTAATTCAAAACGACATAGTCTCCGTCCATAGAATACTGGATCCCATAGATGTTCCAATCGTCGCCCAGATCGTAGCAATAGACTTCTTTTGCTTCAGGATCATAGTCGCAGTACCAATAGCGCGGTACTTCAAACGACTCTCCGCATCCGCAGTCGATCACGACCTTCTCTTCGCTCAGCGCCTTAACAAGCTCGTTTACAAACTGTTCGGCAAGAGCAAACTCAGCGTCAGCGCCGCCGGAGTTTCCTTCACCGTCACCGTCGTTCGTCTGGCTTCCGCCCTGATCGTTATTTTCCCACTCATGGTCGTCGCCTTCGCCGCCGATGTCTTCCATCTCGCCTTCGCCCTGGCCGCCGCCGCCTTCGCCCTGACCGCCTTCTGTCTGTCTGTCAAGCTCGTCAGCGTCGTCCACATTGTCTTCTTCTGTCTGATTGACCGTCTTGTTCTCTTCGTCAAGTTCGGCCTTCAGCTCATCTTTCTTTTCAATTTCCAACGTCGTGTTTCCTCCTTCCGAATAGATTGTTTTTATGCCATCTTCTTTTTCAGAAGCCTGCATACCATTCAGTTCTTCCTTCAGTTCTTTCATCATGCTGCTCCACTTCTGCTTGAACTCATCCTGCGCAAACGACAGCAGCGCTGCGCTCTCATAGCATGGTTCAGCCGTACCGAGAAGACAGAAGGCGGTAAATTCAAAATCATCAATGATGTATATCCCGTTCTCGTTGTGCCCTCTTGTTACGCTGATTTCCATGCTCTCATCTGTGATGCCGTTTTCTTTGATCTTCTTATACGCTTCCTGTCTTTTCCAGATCAGAGCCTCCGTATAGAGGTACTCATGAACCTGCCCGTCGTCTTCTACGACAGTGTCCCAGTACTGCGTTGCAGACTCAGGGATCACGCCGACAGGAGTTGTCAGGTTGACAAGACTAAGCTCGCCGTCTCCGTTCTTCACGACATCCATGTCGTGAGCGCCGATCTCGTCTTCTTCTCTGTCATATCGGCAGACAATAGGGACATTCCGTATCGTTTTCATATTTCTCTCGAATGTCTCTTTGCTGATATAACTTCCGTTTCTGTTTTTGCCTGTATAACAGACACGCATAATACCTTTGTCAAAAGACTTGTTTGCGCTCACCATTTGTTCAAAACCAGAGGAGAACACGATCCGCATTGTCTTGCTTTCCAAATGCAACACCGTCCTCTTCTGTGCGCATTGCGCATTTTATAGCGTCAGCATATCCGACTCGATATAGCTGACATCATTTAACGCGAAGCACTCAGACTCTCCTCTTGCAAACACATAAATACCAGCACCTTCGTCTTGTCCGACAAGGCACATACCGCCGCAGAGAAGCTTCTTCTTTGCTTCCTCGTTAAACACATAAATAAAAGGCTTCATTGATTTCCCTTCTTTCACGAAAGCTCTCTTGTCGCTTCCCCTGCTTCTGTCAGCTCGTCATCGCTTTTTGTCGGCGCTCCGGCGTCTCCGCTGGACGCAGCAGACTGCGTCGATGAACTCTTGAGCGGCATAAACTTCTCCTTAATCCCGAGCACATCGTCCTCAAGGAAGTTCATGCTATCCAACTCCGCCTGCCCGAGTCCGACCGTTGCCGCGTACATAGATACCGTCGGCAAACCAAACTGCGCAGCCTTAATATAAAGGTCTGCCATTTCCTTGCGGTTATAGGCAGACACATCCAAAAATGTCACCTTGAAGTTTTTGCCGTATGTCGTGCTTCGAATGTATCTGTTCACGACGTCCTCAATGCTCTTCACAATTCCGAATGTCAGCGCCTGATCCGCCTTGATGGAAAGAAGCAGCGCGTTTGCGCTCGCCTTCGTGTTGTTAAACAAAAGCGAAGATACGCCGGCGGCAGAGAATAAATTCTGCTCTGCCTCTGAGATCGTGTCAGTATCTCCTGTGTGAGATCTCTCAAAGCTGATCTTATCGATGCTCATCGGAGAAAGAACAGATCCGATCTCTTCCGGAAGAACAGAGTCGAGATTTTGCCAGAACTCTTTTGCCTTTCCGAGATCCATCGCCCACGATCCGTCCTGAGCCATGGCAAGCTTCATTACAAGGATGGCGTAGTTTTCAAGCTCTGTCTTTGTGAGTTTCAGCGACCGGTAGTCCTCAATGTCGTACACCTCGCGAAGCAGACCTGCAAACGGAGGCATTGCGTAATCCAAAATATCGTTGTTGCACTTCACAGCGAACGATGTCGGGCAATCAAGCCCCTGATACTTCATAGTCGTGCGGTTCTTCTTGTAAAGCTCGTACTTTACAGAGAACTCCTTCGGATAAAGCGGGAGGTACTCCTGATTGGCGTCGAAGTAGGAAAAGTCAAACGTCACATTTGCGACATTCCCCTCGATGCTCGATATCTCGCAGTGATCGAATGGGAGCTGCTGAATTGTGATGTTCTCTTCAGATACCCACATCGTCCCGTAAAAGGTATCTTCTCTCAGACATACTGTCAGAATTTTCGGGAACTGTGTCTTAATGCTCATTGCATTCATCGCATCAAGCACTTTCCTGTAATCATTTCCAACAATGTTCTTGCTCTTCTTTTTCGGTGCAACACCGCTCGGCGAAACGATGTAGCTCAGATCGGAAAGCGATGTAAAATACTGAATCAGTCTGCGGAAGTGCGAGCTCGCGCCATAAATATAAACAACCGCCTTGCGAAGTTCCTTGCGGTACTTGTATGGGTTCTCAAGGTATTTTGCGATATCGTCCTTCGTATACTTTGAAAATGTCGGGGACGATTGTTTCCCGTTCAGGTCTCGCAAAATGACCTTGCTCAAAACAGAAAAGTTTTTCGGGATATTGATTGCGCCGAGAAACTCGTCGCTGCTATGCGCAGTGACTGGTTTTGCTTGAGTGCCAAGCTCAGCATTTTTTCTTCCCATGAAGACCATCACCTCCTATCTTTAATGATAAATTTTCGGAGCGCGGAAATGAAACTCGCGCTCTGCCTGCGCATTCAGCATACTTGACTGCCTCCTGCTCATTTTGTTTTCAATCTGTGTTGCCACATAGTAGTTGTAGGACAGCGAAGAATATCTATCCTTTCTCGCGCCGGCCTTCTCAAATACGCGAACCTTTCCGTTGTTCTCCTCATGCTCCAGCTTGATCAATTCGTCAATCAGAAGCGTTGTATGAACGTACGGTAGTTGTATGCGCATCTGCTCATCCGGAGTTAATGCGCTATAGCCCTTCAGATCGCTGAGCACCTCTTCTCCGTCATACTCGGAAACCAGAAGGCGGATACGACCGCTCTTAAACCCATCGCGTAATAAGAAAGCACAGTCCGAGTTGAACTGTGCGTTTGCCTTAACAGACCAAATTACCTTTGGTGCATCAATGCTCGAGCAGCGCTCAGCCATCGACTTATCGTTGATGCAGGAAAGTGCAGGATATACCTCTCCTATTTCCTGATCTACAATGTCCTTTGCAAGACAGTCATAAACTCCAAGACCAATTCCGTTGGTATCAAGTACGATGTAATCGCAGTCGTACTCGTCAAAGAGTTTACGAATGACAAGCGACTGTTCTTCCGTGCGCAGCCCCTCGTTGGATGCGCCGTAAACGATATTACTCATATATCGTCCTGCCTTGGTCGGTGACATCTGGTTGATGAAAATTGCCGTTGCGTCGTTCTTATTTTTCTTGCTCGACATCAACGCAATATCAGCAGACAGTATGCGTATCTCTCCGTTCTGCTTTGGCGGTATCTGCATCTCCTTGCATGATAACCTTGACGATAAATCGCTTGGCAGCATCGGGTATTTGATCTTTCTGTTTTTTGCAACTGCATCAAATTCAAAGAACGATCCGTCCGAAGCGCCGTACCAAAGCGCCTCGTATTCCATACAGAACTTTAGCTCATTAAAGTCAGTTTCAGACATTTCGTCACGAATGGTATCTTCGTCCAAAAGTCCTTCGCTGAGTGATAGCTGATACGGGAGACCGCACACGAACTGCTTCCCTCCGTCCGCCATCATCATCCTGAAAGCGTCCTTACACTTCAAAAAGCTCCAGTGGTCTGTAAAATACGCAGAGCTTAAAAACATCGTCAAGTTCTTTTCCTTTGCGTATTCTTCTTTTCTCTCTGCCTTGCTCAGCTCGCTGTAGCGCGGCATTCTTCTCTGTGTAAGAAACTTCTTAAAGATAACGTCAATAACATCCTTCGGGATCAGTCGGAACTCATCCAAGAGAAGGACGTTCGCTCGGTTACCGCGCGCAGAGTCTCCTGATGTACATACCTTTATATAGCTTCCGTTATGGAACACGACCTGCGCGTTTGTGTTATTCAGCTTCGTTTGCTTGTCGTCTATTTCTGCTGCAAGCTCAGGAGATATCAGCCGAAGCTCAAGCACGATCTTTTCAAGCACCTGCATCGCCTGCCCTCGCGTGCCTGACGCGATTACAATCTTTGTGCCAGGGTATAAAATACATCGAACGCAGCAAAATACTGCGCTCAGAAATGTTTTTCCGATTCCTCGCGCACCGATGAAAACGACCGTTGTTGAAATCGTCATCATCGTAATGACAATGCGCTGGAATAGTCTCAGATCAAGATGCAGGTAATCCTTGCAGAACCTTGCCGGGTTTGCCCTGTAGTACGCAGCCCACAGCGCAGCACCATTCCGTATCTTTTCAGCTCTCGTCATTTTCGTCTCCTCCGTAATCATTGGAGAACACCTCGTTGAACAGAGCCTCGTCTTCTTCATCACCAAACTCCGGCTTTTCTACGCGGAGTCTTTCTATTTCTTTTTCGTACATCTTGCTGTAAGCCGTCTTGAGACCGAGCATTTTTGCTAAATGACCTTTGAACCATATCTCGATATACTTAACGATTCCGTCCACATCTTTCAGCTCCGGATCAATTTCCGGCAGCGGCCTCTCATTTTCCCACCTGCGTATCCATACTCCCAAAGGAGTAGTCTCAACACCATCTGCAAGCTCTTCCTTTTTCTGCGCCGGCTTCAGCGCAGCGCTTCCCAAAAGTGCGTTGAGTGCATTGACACTCTTATCCACGCTCTTTCCGGCCATTCTGTCTCGGTTGATATCAAGCTCAAGCGAGCAGATCTGTCTGAGAAGTGCCTTTGTTCCGATGTCAAGATCGTCCACGCTCTTCCCGTGCTTGCTGCTCTCTAACCAGTAGGAAAGTCTCTGCTCTAACTGCTGATACATGGACGGCGTATATCCGGCGCCCCAGAACGCAATGACATCTTCTCCGATTTCAGGAATATCCTCTTCCTGTATAGGCTGCTCTTGCACCGCCTGCTCTTCTTCCTTTTGCGGCTCCTCGTAAACAACAGCGCCGCCGGAGATATCTGCAAACTGCCAGAACGTCTTTCTTTCTCTAAGTGTGTCGTCATAACATTTACCGGCGTACTTCAGCGCATTGACCTTCATCATATATGCGGTCATCATCGTTCGCGTTGCGTTCTGCTTTTCAGCAACCTCAAACAGCTTTTCATTCCAATACAGATCGAGCTTTCTGCACATCTGCATCACGGCAAGTCTTGCGCTCTTACTCTCGTCGAAGTACTCGTTATACATCGTGTCAATGCATTCTCTGCAATACGGAATAAATCCTGTCCCCTTGTATAGGACAGCGTAGCTGATCGGGAAATACCCCTTCAGCCTCGTATATGCAGTTCCGCACCGTCTGCATACTGCGTGCATTGAGTTAACGTCAAATGTACTCATTCTTCGTCAGCCTCCTCGTCTACCTCCATGTCATAACGAGGCTCAGGAGGGCGTATTTTGTATTCGGAAAGAGACTGTTCATAAAACTTAACCGCTCTTTTGATCCTTGAACCAAACCAAAACTTCGGGATCAGTCTCTCGTTGATATCAACAACGTCTCCTGTTTCCGGAAGCTTTGCCCATCTCTTCTTATAAACCATGTGTCCTATCGTGCCAAAGCCTCCGAAGGATACCTTTTCTCCTTTTCTCAGAGCTTTTTCTGCGGCGATCAAGAGTGCATCCAAAACGACCTCAACGTCCTTCCTTGTATAAATGACGTCCTTTTCGATCCTATCTGCTTTATAGTTATGGCTGACACCATTCTCGTTAGAGATCGTGAACACCTCGCTTGGCACGTTAATATTTTTGCGCACATTTGCGCTGCGCAAAACCTCTGCCGCGCTTGCGGCCAAATCTCTCCTATCCATTCCTCTCATCCTCTTGTCCTGCATTAGTAGCAGAACTTATCCTTTGTCTCTCTCAGCTTTGACGGATCGAACTTGATGTAAAATTTCGATGTGACATCCGTGCTCTTGTGGTTTAACAATCTGGAAATATCCTCCAGCTCCATTCCGAGATTCTTCAAAATTGTCGCGCCGCTGTGTCTGAAATCATGCGGGTGAAGCGTCGGCACATCAATCATCGCACCGATGTCATTGCACCACTTATTCAGCGTCCCCTTTGTGATGCACTTTCCCTTCTCTCCCGCGAACACATATCCTCCGTCGTCTATCCCGTTTTCCTCGCGATAGCGTTTTAGATCAGTCAAAGCGTCTTTTGTTTCATCGTTGAAAAACAGATCTACAAGATAGCCCTCTTTTTCAAGAACCTCTGTCACGATCTTTTCTTCAAAATCGATCTGCTCCCAACGTACGCTGCTCACCGCATTAACTCTCGCCATCGTGGAAAGAGAAAACAGTGCGTAGGTTCTCATTTGCAATGCCCTGTGCTTCTTTCCCGGCGTAGCTGCATTTCCCACCTGGTCTGAAAGAGTGCGGCGCATCTGAGCAACTTGTTCAAGACTCAGGTATGTCTGTGTCACAACATCTGTGTCCTTTTTGGGACGATCAATAAATTCCATCGGGTTGCTCTCAATCAGCTTCTTCTTTCTCAGAAACTTATAGAATGCAGCAATCGAGCTCATACGTCGCTTCATTCTTCGAGAGTTGTTCCCCTCTGACTTGCAATAATACAAAAACTCGGTGATTTCATCCTCACCGAGTTCAGTAACAGGGCGGTTGCCCTGATTGTCATAGATGAACAACCACCATTGCTGAAGGTCGTTCAGATATCCGTCAATCGTTCCTGCGCTCAATTCGCGCAGCGTCATATCGATCTTGTATTTGTTCCAAAGGCGCAGTGTCTCCGGATTGATTTTTTCCAGCTTCTGCGCATCGTAGAACCGAAGCGATTTGCTTTTTTCAGCCATCGCACACTGCCCCCTTCTTCTTATTCTGACAGCGGAATATCGTAGTGGCAAATAATTCCTTTATCGTCACACACACAGACGATCTGTTCCTGCCGTCCTACAATTCTCTTGCTGACGCAGTAGTCATCCATACCAATAAAGCTTCCGCTCATCACGGCCTTTACGCCCTGTACGCTGTCCACCTTATTGTGGTGCAGGTGACCGGACAGTACGGCGTATACCTTTTTACCTACCATCGTCTGCAGCGTCTGCACCTTCGATGCGGAATCGTCGTAATCGCCATGTACGCCTGCATAAGTCTTTCCGCGCACGTCGATCGTATAGATCGTATCGTCAATTCTTTCTCCGGCGCCGATCACAACATTTTCAAATCCCTGCAATCTTGCTTTCAGATACCACTCGACCAGATCGTCAAGACGCTCTCTCGTTGTCACCATAGACTTGTCAGGGTTGAGTCTGCTGTGGTTCCCTGAAACGCTGACGTATTTCACTACATTGAAATGCCTGCTGAGCTGCGCCAAGAACTCCGCAATCAGCTCAGACACGCCTTTGATCTGGTCGATAACAGCTTCCTTGTTTGTCACGGCAATGCTGTAGTGTATGTTACCATGTATGCTGTCTCCGTTTTGGTAGACGATGCACTCATCGCTTCCATGCAGCTCTGCAATTTTAATCACGCGTCTCAGATATCTGCTCATCATTTCTGCGCATATATCAGAGTTATATTTGTTCCAGTAGTTATCGACATTTGCACCGTAATGAATATCATTGAGCGAAACAAGTACGCTGCTTTCTCCGTTTGGTATATCCGTCTCTTCATATTCAAGGCGAGGAAGAGTACCGTATTTTACGGCGTTCTCCAAAATCTCGTTGAGTTCTTCTTCTCTTGCACGATCTCGTATCACCTTGTTGTATGCGTTACGCTCATCGAAAAACTTCTGTCTCTCCTTCTGAAGCTCGATCTTCTTCTGCTCAAGCGCCGTAATCATATCAACAATCTCAGGGTCGGCGCTTCCTGTATATCCGACAGCGGCGATTTCTCTTTCAGAGTCAAGAAGCTCTATCGTCTTGCATGATCCGTACATCATTCGTCTTGCGACATCTGTGCTGTATTCTTTTCCATAAACAAGAGGAGCAAGCTCGGCGTAATCATATTCTGCAAGTGTCTTGTCAACGAGCTTCCCCTCAACAAGCCTTTTGTGATATTCGTAATCAGACTCGGACGGTTCGCGAATTAACGGGCTGCACTTCTTCCAGTTACACTCTTTCGTTTCGCCCATTCTTTTCACCGTCAATATACTTTCCGCTGCGCATCGCCGCAATAACTGCCATCGCTCTGCGCGCTTCCTCCATGTAGTATTTACCTCTTCCGGAGTTACCCTTCATCGTGCGAACGATATTTACATCAGGGTATTTCTTGCTGATAACATCCTTCTCGCGTCTTGTAATGCAAATCAAAAACAATCATCCTTTTCATCATTATTTGAGAAAAAGCAAAAATGCTATTCCCCCTTCATTATTAACAATACCTCAAGGCGGCTGCGAGGCGTTGCAGCCCAACGCCTCGTGCCAACTTTGATCTTGTATTTTGCTCAGAAAACGCAAACCATTTTCTGCACACGTTTTCTCTCAACGATGTTAACGTGCTGCTGCATCCACACTGTTCCGGCGCAATCCTTGCAGTATTTCACATGGTTATCGCTCGAAGGGTGCTCCTTCTTCACGGTAATTCCGCAGTGCTTGCACACATAGTACGGTTCTCCGAGATACATCATGTACTGGTATCCGAGGTTGCGGAAGTCCGTCACGCGCACGGCGACATCCCCTCCGTCCTCCGCAAAGTCAACGCGGACATTGGTGTTGTCGATCTGCTTTGAGAAGGTAATCAGTCCGGCGTCTCGAAGCTGACTGTACATGGCGCACTGTCTCCGTATTGATGTCTTGATGTTTGCCATCCTCGCGATTTCTCCGTCCGGAATACTCACCCAGAAATTGGAGTCCTTATTCACTGCGTTTTGGAACTTGGCAAGGCACAGCAGGGTGAAGGCGAGTCTTCTCGCCTGCCTCCCTCCGACCTTCTCTATCGACTTCATTTCGCCGTCATAAACGTCAACGCCGTCCAGCATAACAAGCGGACAGTTCTTCCCTCTTTTCACTGCACGCTCCACGATAATGTCGATGCCGCCCTCCGTCCCGTTATAATCCGAAGAACGAAGGAACTCTTCAATGCACCGTGCGACCTCACGCTTTGTCTTTCCTTTTTGGTAGTAATACTTTGCAAGAAGAGTTGCCGTTTCCGTCGGGCTTCTTCCTACGGTCTTCTCGCGCAGCGTATCCTCCACCCATTCCTTTTCATTCAAAATCACATTCATCTGTATCCTCCGCGACCACCGTCTTCACGGTGTATCGTTCACCGCCATATGTAAACTCACCCCCGTCGCATCTCGTCGGGAATGAGATTTTCCGTTCACAATTTTCAAGAAGGTTCTCAATCATCTGATCCGCGCACACACTCCACGCAAACGCCTTTGTTGCGCTTTTTGTATAGCACACATCCAGCACGACATCGCACATTACCTTCCTGTTTTGGCACACCTCGCTGCATCTGCGAATAAAGTCTGATCGCATTGCGCCCATTTCAACGCGCATAGTGTCTGTGTCAACCTTTTCATACTTCGCAAACATTGCATAGGAGCGTACCTCGCGATTGTACTCCTCATATATTTCAGCAATCTTCTTTGCCTGCGACACGCTGTACTGTGTTCCGCTTTTCATCATCGAGTAATCGAACTTAGTGTCCTCCGGCTTTCTCTCGCACCTTCCGTCAAACCGCTCTTCAAACCGTCTGCATATCTGGTTCATTACGCATTTCCCGTCTCCGACAGGAAGTCTTTTATCGTACCAGTGCAGGAACTCTTTTTGACGCTCCGTCAATTCTTCATACGGAAGTCTCTTCATCTCGCACACCGTCATTCCGAACTCGCGTAGTGCGTTCTTGTCTGTGCTGTTTCGGTATGTATTGAATTCTCTTGCAAGAGACGGATAAATATATCTCATGAAGTACGGCTTCTTCTCCGCAAGGATGGAGCGGTAAAACCGTTTCTTCTCTTCATCCTCAATCATGTTGACGCTGTGCCAGTCGTGCCACGATCTCGGCATCGGCTTACACACGATCCCCTTCGCCTTGTCGATGGCGTTTTGCTGGAACAGTTGTCCGCACTGTATTCTGTAGGACAGCTCCTCGTATTCCTTTGAGTCCTTTTCATATCGTGAGCGAACCTCATACATCGATGTGATGTAGTTCGTCGTCTTTCCAATATCATTGCCAAAACTATCGATGTTGGACTGGATGACATCCTCCTCTGTCACGACCTTCTTCTTTGCTTTTCTCTGTGCGCACACAAGCGCCGGCATCTCTTCGTGTCTTCTAAGGAGAACGCTGTTGTCCGTCAGCATCACAAGGTCTCCGTCAAAGTCCATTCCGTTCAGCGCAGCCATGGAGTTATCCCATGCGTTCATGACAGTGCAGGCATTCATATAACGGAACCACGTGTCAACCTCTTCCCCTCTTCGCACCTTCACCTTTCTCACGTTGTTGTGGCACGACATCGGTGCGCGGAAGCAAACAAGCTTTTCCGCATCGCTCTCAGCCCAGTATCTGTTAAAGATCTCTCCGCGTCTAAGAAGACCGGTTACATCCATTCCGAACATACTCTGACAAAGCGCATACGGGTCTCCGGAAGCGATCGAGTAATTCCCATGCACATTCAGCACGCCGACCTTTGCCTCGTCGATCCTGTTTTTGATCATCTGCCGTATCTTCCCGTACACAAAAGGATCCTTCAGAATTTCAGGCCATATCATGATCGCCTTTGCAAAGTCGTTTTCCGTTTTTACTGCGTTGCTTTCAGTAAGCCCGGATCCTTTTAGAAACAGAACTGTTCTTCTCCAGTCATCACTTAGCACATCACTCATCTCGTTCATCGTAGGAGCGATGAGCTCTTCTATATCGTCGTCGTCCATGCCGAATGACTGGATGAACTGATAGTTCAGTCTTCTCTCATCCTCAAGCCTCTCTGGGCAGGTCTTTGCAACACCAAATGTGTAGTTGTTGCTTTTGCAACACTTTATGTACGCCTCGCAGCTTTCATAGCTATCCCAAAGCTTCAGCATACTTTCCGTCAGTACGAGCTGCACTTGTCGTATGTCAAGTACGTTTCCCCACACATCCTTTACCTCGAAGCTCTTTGCCTTTTCCTGCGCGAACTTCACGAAGTCGAAGGTAAATACCATACCCTTTGTAAATGCACATCTCGTGTTTACGCCGCTTGTCACATAGCTAAGACCAAGCTCTCTGCTCCACCTTTCCGCAAGGTCTGGACGCATCATACCGAACCCGTCTGAAGCGTCAAGCTTGATATCCGCATCCTTGCGATGCTCTACCATCGGCTCTTCTCTTCCGTCATCGTCCATATATATGATGTCGTCCTTGAATGCCGTTTCGCAGTCGTGTATTACGAGAATTCCGTCCGGCCATGATACAGGGATAGACGCGCTGCAGGTCAGTGCCTTATATGCTTCCAGCTTTGCCGGAACAAGCTCTTTGCTCATATCGCGTCCGTTATCTACGCGTGACGCAAGCGCATCATGCAGCCTGTCGCTGACAAACACGATCGTTGAGTTCTTGATACCGCCGTTCGTCCCAAGAAGTCTTCTGTATGTTACGCCGTTGATGCTGAAGCCTCGAACAGCTCTGTGGTAATCCTTCTCCTTGTCGATGATCAGGCACATATAGTCACTCTTAAACTGAATGGCATCAAGCTGCTCATACTTTGCGCGAAGCTCTCTTCTCTTCTGCAGGCTCTCTTCTTCGCTCCTCAGCTTCTTAATGGAACGCTTCAACGCAAACGCTCTCTCGTCCGCATCCTCAACGCCGTTCAGCTCGTCTATCCATCGCAGCATTTGGCTGTCCGCAAGTGAGATAACTTCGTCATTTCGTCTCGCCTCTCGCAGCGGAAGTGTCATGTTCCATCTCGCCTTCCGCAACCTCGAGGAGTGGATTTTATATATGTATCTCTGACAGGTCTTTTGTTTCGCCAGAGTACTCGCCTCGCTTTCGTACTGTACTGTTACTGTCAGTTAAATTGACCGACATACTCTTCCCACTCGGCACGATATGCCTCTATGCCATCCTGCCAAAGTGCCTCATGCTCCGTATCTTCAACGGGGTCTCTATAATCGCATCCCCTGCATTCTTCTCCGCAGATATCTGCATAAATGCACGTTCCTCCGCACGAACTATTCGCCAACGCCAACACCTCCTTCGCTTACTCGTTCTACCCAATCCTCCAAAAGCTCTCGCATTCTTCTGGACGGGATGTATATGTAGATCTCTCCGCCGTCTCTTATCGCTCCACGCCATATCCACTGCAGCATTTCGGAAAGCGCCCATCCGTCCGCATCAACCTTAATTCCGCGCTTTGCAAAGAACCCTGACACCTCAGGTGGGAAGAATCGGTTGACGAGATATGCAAGCACTGCACGTTCGCGATATTCATTTGTCGCTCGGATATTGCACGGGATAAACCCTTTTGCATATCCCTGCGGAGAGACCATTGGCTTTCCGTTTTCTCCAATGAACGACGTGAACAGAACGTCTGATGTGTGAGCGTCGTTTCGATTGCGAAGGAAGTTATACGCGTTCGATGCAAGCCTTTTCCCGATATCCGTCTTTGCATTTCTCTCATACCACCCCTTGCCAAGCGCGAACTTGTCCTCACCGATAAAGTTCATCTTCTTGTCGTAGCATATATGGATCTTCTCGCGAGCCTCAGGTATCACATATTTCAACGGCCTGTCTGTTACGCGGAACTCCTCAGGAGAATTTCCTTCCACATAGCGGTACTCGAACGGGATACCAAACATATCGAAGTAGTATCGCTGAAGCTGGCAGTGGAACATATAGGTCAAGATGTAGATATCATCAAATGCGTCGAATGCGATCTTCGGCATCATGCGAACGATACTCGTATCGTTGTAATACCACAGGCATCCTGCATCGCACATTTTCTTTCTCTCGTCCAACACACCGTAATAGAACCGCTCATCGTTCAGCCAAAACAAGCGACCGTCATCGTCTCTACCGCAATACTTTGTGTTGATCATCTTCGCGTCGTACGGCGATATGTCGTACTTAAATACAACGGAAGCGACCTCGTCCATCACCAGCGTATAGCCTCCGTCCGATATGAGCTGAACGGTCTCCTCGTCGAACTTCCCGAAAAGCGCGTGTGTGGTCGCTATGTTTTTCTTTTTGCGAAGCATATTCTTCAGACTAACCAGCTTGCTCAGCGGCTTATACTCGTTCTTCTTATTTTTCATCGCCTCCGGCGTGAGGAACTTTCTTGTCGTGCAGTTCTTTTTCACGCGCTCTATCTCGCTCAGATAAGGTGTGACGAACATATACCGCTTGTCGCTCTTATCTTCGTTAATGAGCCGTATCATAGCGGTTGTCTTACCGAAACCCATCGGTGCGTCAACTACCTTTACCGGATTTCTTTCTTCCATAATTACCTCCAAATTGATGGCACTTTACTGTGTTAAAGTTTTTACTACGTTTTTCGCCGAAACTTCAGGGTTCTCTACTTGTTCCGGTGCTCTCTCTCCCCAATTCTTTGTTTCATAGACCGTTTTGAAAAAACCCTGCTGTACCAAGGCTTTCAAGGCACGAAAATCGCGTTTTACTATATTTGATGATCAAGAGACACCATGCCGACACGCCTTCAGCCCAGTGATACCAATGCTTACAGGCTACTAAGGCGTTTTTCAAAAAAAAAAAAAATGAGAACCGGCTCTGCGCGAATATCCTTCGCATAGAATCGGTTCTCTTCTATTTCAAACTATATTAAATTAAAAATTCTCAGAGCCGCAGCAATAGCGGCGCCTCAGCAGAGCATCTATTACATCGCCCTCGCGCTCTCATCCTCTCTTTCTGTCACAGAGCTGTCTACGAGGTAGTTGTGCGTCTTGCTGCCAAGGTTCAGATTACGATAGGCTTCCTCAATCTCTTCTCTTGTAATGCCGATGTAATCCAGTGTCTGAGCAGCGGAGCTGTGTCCCATGGCTTTCTGAAGAAGCAGAAGCTTTCTCGGATCGTTGTTGCTCATCACCATCTGGTGATACGCCCATGTCTTACGAAGCGAGTGCGTGGAAAGCTTCATCGTCAAATCAAGCTCCTTCGCAAGCGAGCGGAGCATATGATCCACTCCCTGTCTCGATACAGGTTCGTTCTTATTGGAGCCTCTGTTGCTCTCAGAGCGGAACATATAGTCGCTCAGTTTCACGTTCTTCGTATTCTCCAGATACAGCGTCACAGCTTCAACGATAGCCGTATTGATTGTCAGATATCTGTTCTTGCGATGGGTTCTGGTGTTCTTCGTCTTCTGCTCTAAAACGGGAAAGCTGTCCTTGAATGTGTAGTTGTCATTGATAAGATTACAGAAGCGAAGCACTCTCAAGTCGCTGATGCGAAGTCCAAGGTTTATACCAACGATAAAAAGCATATTGTCGCGGTAGCGACCGTTACGCTTCATGTAATCAGATATGCGCTCGATTTCATCCATATCCTTGATAGGCTCAGCAGCGTGATCTACTGCAAGCTCCTGCGTAACAACTTCCTCAGACGGAGCAATCAATCCAGACTTCAGCTTTCTGCATTCCTTCTGGATGGATCTCACGTCAATGTAGCTTTCTTTCTCTCCGCCGGCAAGGGAAGCTCCCGCTTCCATACTGCCGGACGAACGCTCTTCCGCAGCTTTCTTTTCGTACTCTTTTTCAGAATATATCTCCGTTCCTTTTACCAAGGATCTGCAGCCTGTGCCATTCGCACCTTTACTTGTCTGGCTGGTAACCTTTACCTCTTCAGCTCTCTTGTCTTGCCGAAGGAAAGCTCCCGCTTTCATGTTCTCTCCCGCTATTCCTTTTCTGTTAAAATCCAGAGTGATGACCATATCGTATCTCCTTTGCTGTACGCTTCGCCGTAAGACGATCAATGACAGAAGAACCATCGCAGTTCATATATCTTCTCGCCCAGTATTCTTTCTCTGGCTGCTTATCTATACCAACCAGAAGAGGAACCGCATCTTGAACTATCTATCATTCCACTGTATCAGATGCAACCTAAAAGCAACCTCAAAGCAGCTAACATTGTTTCAGCGTACCATATATCTGTTATGTATCCGAAGCATCTCTATTTGCTCTTTTCAGAACTGTCTCCCTTCCCAATGTAAGAGCTGAGACGCCGCACTTATCGTTCCAATGTTTATATTTACATTATAACAGATTTTGTGCGAATTGCAAGTATTATTTGCAATTTCTTTGTTATTTTTTCACAAATTCTTCAAAAACAATATCTTTCTTTTTGACAGCGGTTATTGCCGATATATTGTTGCATCTGCAACATATTCCATAAAAAGCAAATAGCCTTTTCAACCTGGTTTCTTCCGCGTCCTGAAGGATCACTGAATGCAGGTCAAAAAGGCTTAACCGTTGAAAGCGTTGGTATGAGTGGATTTTTTAATGATTGCTGGGAAGGAAAGCTCCTATCCATTTTTGTCGCGCTGTCTGCCCCTGTAATATGGTAAATACCCCCCTATTTGACAATGTGGCAAAAAAGCAAATAGACCGACCGCCGGACAGCCGCCGCCGGACAGCCGCCGGAACATTTTTTACTTTTTCCGCCTGTTCTATAAGATATTTTTCTTTACAAGCTTTTACCAATGTGGTACAATATTGATATGGAGATAGGGCGCGGCTTCCCCTTTTCCACAAAAAGACAGCCGCACCCCTCTGCAAATTTACAGCCGACGGGCTATAATCGTTTGGAGTATACCATGCACACAATGATTTGTCAAATTGTCAGCTTTAACGCAGACGGCACGACCGAGGGCAAGCGTCTGACGCTCTGCAACTCCCTTGCAGACGCTTACAGAAATGAGAGCAGAACAACGCCCCGCGGCTCTTTCCGCGTCTATCCGTTTTGCGACCGCTCAGATGGTGACAGCATTATGGACTTTGCAGAGTATGCCGCACGCCAAAAAGCGGCTTGGCTTGTCTGTAATGACAGCGCTGGCGCGGACGCTGTAAATAAGCCCGCTTACGACTATGAAGATATGCGGCAAGACGCGGCGGGGTATGTATTGGCTTGCGATAACGCCGCCGATATGCGGGATCTTTTACTTGCCGCCCTGCGCGGCATAGACAGGGAGCGCCGCGCAATGTACCCCGCGACTGGTCGAGACGCGAGTTATAACCCCGCATGGGCGGCTTGCAATGTATGCGACCGCATAGCAAGCGCGACTTTTCCCGCGCTCAATAAGCTTGTTTCCGACTGTCTGCCCCGCTTGACTGACGCGGAGCAGGAAGCCGTGGAGATGTTTGCAAGCGGTACGACAAAACAGGATATAGCCGACCTTGCTGGCATTTCCCGCCGCTCTGTTCGCGGTCGTATAGACAACGGACTATTTACCCTCTTGCGGTATATGGACGCTCACAAAGACGCTAACGCGGCATTTGCAAGCGCGGGGATAAGTAAAGCCGACCGCCTTGCCGCTCTTGCCGTACTTGCAGAAAAAAACAAAGATATCCCACGCGACCGCGCCGCCGCCTATGCCGCCGCCGCAAGAGAAGCCGCCGCCGCTCCCGCTCCCGCCCCTGTTCCCGCTCCCGCTCCCGCCCCTGTTCCCGCTCCCGCTCCCGCCGCCGACCATGCCGACCGCCCCGCCTTGCTTCGCATAACATGGGCAACGGCTATCCCGCTTAACTGACATAATACACAAAAAGCCGCCCTATATGGGCGGCTTTTTTGTCTATTTTTTTATGCTATTTCTGTTATTATGTAAACCTTTTCCCCGCCGCTTTTTTGCCCTGTTTATGCAAGGACAAAGACAGCGAGACAGCGGAAACGCTGACAGCCGCCGCCGCTCCCGCCGCGCATAAAAAGCAACGCGGACAGGGTGTACTTGTGTTCAAACTTATCACCAATGGGATACCCAGAGCGCCATTGGGTTACTTCTGACAGCAGAAGAAGGACAGCCTAAAATTGGGCGGATTAAACGCCCTGAGCGCGGTCACTTACGCGGGTAGTGTTGAGGACTCGGCAACCGATTGATTCCATTGCAGTCGATATAGTATTGCTTCTGGTGGTACTACGATGGATAAGTGTTGAAGCAAGAATGTAGCATTGACCGGATTGACGGTCGAACATACTGGGCGCGGCTTTGCACTCAAGGAGTGAATTGCCGTTGGTATGAGCGAACGCTTTTAGAAAGCTTCGATGAGGTGAGTATATTTGGTATGATGGTCGTTGTGAGCAGACTTGTGGAAGCATGATTGCATAGTTGTTAATCTTGTGGACTCACTTGAGTTTGCAAGTTCATATCGGAGCCCTCTGGCAGATAGGCATTGCCGCTCTTGCGGTCGCTTTTATGCCAGAGGGCTGTAGTATGGGCTTGCCCATAAGATTAAATAAAGGAGTTACTAAAATGGCAACGAAAGAAACGAAAGCCAAACTCGTCGAAAGCTATGCAGAGCTTATCAAAAAGGTCAATGGCGCTATTTGCAACCGCCGTCCTATCAATGAGGTCGATGGACTTCTGAGCAAACTCGTTGATGTTGAACAGGAGTACAAGGGTATCGTTGAGAAGGAATTCTTTGCTTCCTGTGAGGACTGCCGCGAAGCCATCATCAAGCACGACTTTGTGACTATCAGCCACAAGAAGAGCATGGAGAATGGTATTCTCACCGGCATCGAAAAGGACGACAAGCAGGTTCGTGTTGACCTGAAGAAGTATTGCGAGTACAAGGATATCTCCCTTGACTGGTTCTGGGAAATGCAAGCCCTCAATAAGCGTCTCACTCTGAAGACTGCTATTGAGCTTGGAATGTCTCCGGAAGAGGTCAAGAAAATCAATGACTCCTATCTGTTGGATAAGCTTGCAGAGCAGAAGAGCCTCGGCGCTACTCCCGATAGCAACACTCAGGTTGTCAAGCATATGCAGAAGGTCTTTGATCTGTTGGTCGGCGAAGACAATGGCAAGATTACCAACTATGGCATGAACTATGTTCTCAAGTGCTACACGAAGCGTAGCAATCGCGATAGCCTCAAGGTGGTTTGCTCTAAGCATACCATTCTGATGAGCCTGCTCACTGATGCGTTCCATGCAACGCTGACAGAAAAGGGCTTCGGCGTTGAGTACAAAAAGCGCACACCGGCAGAGATCTCAGTAGAAAATGCCGATGCAGCCGTTGATGGAGCCTCGGCAGAGGTTCCCGTAGCAAACGCCGACTCAGCCGTTGAGGAAGCAAAAAAGGAAATCGCGGCAGATGAAATCGTGGCAGAGGAAATCGTGGCAGAGGAAGCCGCGCCCGCGAAATCTGAAAAGCCCGCAAAGCGTTCCGGAAAGAAATCCGCAAAAAAGTCCGATGATGGCGTTACCGCTGTTGCTATCGTTGCTCCCGTAGCAGAACCCGCCGCTCTGTAATCAGAGCGGCTTTTTAATCAGGCGAATGGAATTTCATCTTGCGGCAATCTGATGCGCGTGCTATAATGTCCGATGGAATTCGAATTTGAAAACAGAGGTGAGCGCGTGTCATACAATCGCGATATGGATGCTCAGATGAACGCCATGATTGAGTCGATTTGCACTCAGCACGGCGTAACTCCGGAGCAGCTTAAAACGGCTATTTCTGAAGCCGTCATGCACGGTGGAGATGGAAAAGAAGTCGATAATGAAAGGCTTCTTGATTTAATCGAAGTCAAAACGCAGATGGAATTTCTCTTTGGTGATTGCGCGGAAATCACAACGAAGCTTCGCCCCGCGTTTGATACCGGAAGCGTAAAGGTTTCTGCTGAGGTTATTAACCTCGATGCAGAGAAAATAGCAACTCTCAGAAGCATTCTAAAGGAATGCGAAACTCTTTCAATGGAGCCGCTCACGAACGGGAAGATTGACTTAGCCGTCACCGTAGTCGGACTATTCAAAGACAAAGAGCCGGAATAATATTGCCGGTGGAAATTGAAAATTGTGTAAGAACCCCGATGGTCGTATCTTGAACCGTCGGGGTTTTCTTATGCCCTTGTGAGGAAATTCAAATGAAACCAAACACAATTTACACGCATGATGAAGCGGCTCGCATTTTAGAGCTGTTTGAGAATGTGCTGATGGAAAATGGAATTTCAGTTCCGAGTCCTGAAGACGATGAGCGAGATGATGATGATCGTCTCGGTCTGTACGGCAGTACATACTCCGACCTGCTTGACTCCGTTGAGGAAATTCTGATTGGAGTTTGCGGAGATGCAGCTTCCGGAAGCGAAGTTGTAAGCCATGAATTTTCCGGAACCTTTTGAGAAAGGAGTGTGGAATTTGCTGATCAAAGGAGATGTCGATGATCTGATTTTCGCCGATGGCGGAAAGGAACACAGCACAAAGTAACCACTACGCGCGTCTTTTGATGGCGTAGTGATGCACCTACGGAATATTAGATGTGTCACTATTCCATCAAAAATGAATGGAATTTCGCAAAAATAATCAAAAATTGAAAGAAAAGGAGTTTTATCATGGCAGATTTGATTTTTATGTTGTGTCTCGTTCTCGGCCCGATGTTTGCGTTTTTCTTTATCGGAGATGTCGTGCTGGAATTCCTCTACAATCATTGCAGAAGATATCGTCTTTGGACTGATGCAATGGCAGACAAAATGGAGGCGTGAGATGCTTAAAGTCGTGTATCTCATCAAGAAGTCCGGCGTACTTGTCACAAAGGAATTTGACTCCGAATATCTGTGCCGAAAGCTTGTTGATAAGCTAAAGCGTTCAAAAACCTGCTCGATTGTCTCATGCCCTCTTCTTTCGTGGTAGGCAGGTGGAAATCGTGAAACTTTGGGTTGATGATATAAGAACTGCACCAGATGGATATTTCCATGTGTATAGCGTCAATCAGGCAAAATTTTTCATAAAGATGGCAGAGATATGCGATAGCCATTCGTGGTCTTTGTATGATAGCGAATACCAAATTGAGCTAATCGACATTGATCATGACGCAGGCGATTATGCCTATGACGGCGGCGATTATATCAAGCTTCTTGACTGGCTTGAGGAAACTAATCGCAGCTACCCCATACGACTTCATAGCATGAACCCGGTTGGAATTCAAAATATGCGAGCGATAATCCAAAGAAACGGGTGGAAAGAAGTAGGATAATGGATATGTATAGCGATTATCAATATCATGTCGGTCAACGCGTAGCGTTCAACAGATCTTATTCGTTCAGAGCGGGTAAGTCGGAAATACACGGAACAATATTGGAATATGTTGACCACAGAAACGGTGGTGATATATACCTCATAAGGCTTGACGAGAGCCCGTATATCATATTCAGCAAATTTGATATTACCGAATATAACGACATCGAAATGACAATGGGTGTCCATGAAAAATTCCTATCGCCTCTTGACGAGCCGGATGTGTATATCGTTGAAGAACCTGTGGACGCTGTCAACATCGACAGCGTTCTTTCTATATTGTGAGGTGAAAGATGGGAAAGTTTTCAGTTGGTCAAAGAGTTTTGTTTAACGACAACGGATGCTGTTGGAGAGGCTCCCCTTCCGCTCCTGTTACTATAGTCAGAGAGGCTTACGAGTACGGGTATGGTGGAGAAGTATATGAATGCAGATTTGACGAAGACCCGCGGGAAATATTTGGAAAATCAAGAGTGACTCCTCGCGAAGGAAATCTTGTTGATATCCATCAAGATTATTTGATTGCCATTGAAGAACCGGAACAATTTGACGACATTGATAATGACGCTGTTGTTGATATTGATAGTGTCATTGGAATTTTGTAAAGGTGGTGTGATATGTCATTATTTCACGAAGGAGACATTGTCACCATCAGAAGCGATCTGAAAGAGGGTAAGCTTTATAGAGCTGTCGACGAAGAAACTTTTGAATTTTTCGGATCAGGATGCTTTGTTGTTAATGAAATGGCGGAGATTTCCGGAAAGCCTTTTCTTATCTCTAAGGTATGCATAGATCACGATGGAGATATCAGGTATAAAATTAAAGAGGCATATACATTTCCTGTTCAGCCATTCATGTATGATCCGGTTCCAATCGGATCGTGGTACTCTTGGACGGACGAAATGTTCGATGAAACATTTCGTATGCACAAAGAATTTCTAAAAGTGCATCACGAAGAAGACATAAAAAGCGTATCTGAAAAAGACATTTCCGAAGCACTCTCCGGTCTTGGCTATACATAACATTACGATGAAAAAGGAGAATGAGCAATGATAGGAAAAGTTGTTATCGTTGAGCCAAACAAATCTGCACGCATAGAGGAAATTGATTTTTCTCTTGAGTCCATGCAAAAAGTAGTAGGTGGTAGCATCGAGCAGCTTTGTCCGTTTGACGAAGATGTATGCATTGTCTGTAACGAGGAAGGAAAAATAAGAGGTCTGCCACTCAACAGACCAATCTACATGGACGGAGTTCTGGTCGACATCATCTGCGGAACGTTCTTTATCTGCGATTGCAGCGGAGAAGATTTTAGCGCTCTTTCAGAGGAGCAGCTCAAAAAGTATTCCGAGATATACAAGTACGATATATTCGAGTAAGGGCGGATAGAATTACTCTTCGCCCTTAACATATTCTTCTTCCGCTTTATTCTGTGCGTTTTTCAGTTCCTCTGTAATCTTTTCCAGCTCTTCGATTGCGTCTGTAAGCGCATTAAAAAGTGTGAAGTTGTACCCCATATTTGCACCTCCTTTCGACGGGAGATAATAGCACATATAAGGATATATATGTGTCGAAATATGTCGGTCAAAATAAAATTATGTCAAAAAGGAGAAATCAATGTATAAGGAAGAACTTATCGCCGCTGTCGCCGCGAGAACAACGCTGAATAAGCGAGAGGCTCTTGACGCGATCGACGCGATCACAAATACAATCTATGACACTCTCGCGCAGGGCGACTCCGTTCAAATCACCGGGTTCGGTACATTTGAACTGAAACATCGTAGCGCCCGTACCGGAAGAAACCCTCACACGAACAAGCCTGTGGAAATTCCGGCAAGAGTCATTCCCTCTTTCACTCCTGGCACTCTTCTCAATATGCTTGTCAAGGAAGATAAGTAACGGTCATCGCGCATCGGGTGGTGCGTCATGATATACTCCCCTACCGCCGCATGGAAATCGCTTTCCTGCGGCGATCTGCTCCCGTAGCTCAGTTGGCAGAGCGCGGTCTTTGTAAGTCCGGCGTCGGCGGTTCAAATCCGTCCGGGAGCTCCACTGAAAGGATGATATTCACATGGACGAAGAAAGCAACAAGTTCAAAGAAATGACAGAGCGCGAAGCAATAGAACAGTGCGAACACGAAATCTATGCATTGGCGTTTGATTTAATGAATGCGCACGGGAACTATGCAGGCAAAGTTGCTCTCACGAGCATTTTGGATAGTTTGGAAGAAAACGGGTATTTCATTTAGACATCATGAGTGTCTCGAAGAGGTTTGATTAACTATGACAGGAAACATTAGAAGATGGCTCATCTCGCTTTACGAAAACGAGATTGACGCAGCACGCTTAAATCTGTGCTGCGATGAAGAGAAAACACTTTTAAGCATCATGGCTTCGAACGAAGTGCGGTTATATATCGAAACTCTCCAAGAGCTAAAGAGCGAGATTTCCATTGATGAAAATGCTGACAGATTTGAGCTTATCGACTTCTTTGGCGAACCTGCCCTTTTCGCTGAATTCAAGGTTGACAAGAGTTCTGTGCCACAAGACCTGTTTCTCTACGAGATAAAAGGAGACGATTGGCTCCCGGATAAGCCATGGTTCGTTAAAGAAAATGTAACTGAACACTTCATCGGGTGCATCATTTGTATGCACGAAATCAGTCTTGATGTGGCATCTGGAGATAGCAAATTCAAAATAATCTCGTCAAAAGATATCGACTTTTACGGCGCAGATATTACAATCGAGGAATTTCAAAAAACTGTTCCTCAGGAATATAAAAAAGCAAATTAAAATTTACATGAAAGGATGGTTTGATGGCAGTAAAAATTAACATCCAGCCGAATGAAGTGTGGCAGTTCTACAAAGCCAACTCTGCTCGGCTGAAGAACAGCATGGTTCCAATCGCCGAAGATGACAAGCGGAAAATCAAGCTGTGTCTCACTGACGGGTATGACTACCCGCGCATTGTCCTCGTAGAGTCCTCAACCGGGAAAATTATCGAAGCGTCAACGAAATACATGGAGTCGAGCTGCTGCGAATATGTTTCCGACTCGATCTTTGCGAACATGAAAACGGTCGCAGAGGACAAGAAAGATGCGTCTATCGCAGAAAAAGAGCTTCCTGAGCAGGAAAATATAGACGATCTGGTCAATTCCATGGTCAGCGAAAATACGTCGAAAGATGCAGGCAAAGATGAAGAGGCAGAAGATGAACAAGGCGAAGAAAACGACAGAGAAATCGAACTTTACGCATCGTTCTTACAATTTCTTGCCACAGTTTGTGATACTGACATTGACGACATTGAAACCTGCTTTGACGCCGATGACATCGGAAATACATACGAGGATGTGCTTGAATTTCTTGCCGTTGAACACGGTATCATGATCCGCAGACCTATTGTTACGGATGACGGAGAGGTTATTGAATACCCATATGACGGCGTGTTTGAAAGATAATCGGTGATGTTATGGTACAGAACGCTGCGGTCGTCTCAGACATATTGAGGATTTTCCTTATCGTAATCTATGCAATAGCTCTTGCGGCATCAAGCTTGTATCTCTTTATGTATGCGTTATGGCTATCCGATAACGATATACGAGTAAGGGACTATCTGATATATGGTGCATATTTCGCCATATCATATCTGGAGTTTTACGCAGAGCATTATCTTGTAGGTTCGATCATGTTCGTCCCCTGTATCCTATTTATCATTACAGCAATCAAGTCAAACAATAAGAACCACCACGGCGGCCCGCTCGCTATTTAATATTCAAAATTTAAGGAGAAAACGAAATGACAAATGAAAAAATGACAATCCATCAGGCTCTTTGTGAGCTGAAAATTCTCGACTCACGCATTGGCAACGAAATCCGGTCTGGTCAGTTTGTCGGAACGACAAAGCACGCTGCTCAGAAAGTTGGTTCTCAGACGGTTCGTGACTTCAGCGAAAACGCCAAGGCGTCCATGGATAAGATCAACGACCTGATTGCACGCTACAACGCAATCAAAAAGGCTGTTGTCCTGTCCAATGCAACAACAAAGGTTCGCGTCGGTGACGAAGAATATTCCGTCGCGGAGGCGATTGCCATGAAAAACCACGGCATGGACTACTACAAAGCTCTTTACAACGCCGTCAGCTTCCAGCTTAACAGAGCTGATATGAATGTCAAGGCAGAAAACGACACTCTTGAGGCAAAGGCGGACAGCTATGTCCAGAGTACGTACGGAAACAAGGATAACAAGGGAAACTCTGCTGAGATTGCTCAGGTTCGCGCCTCCTATATGGAGCCTCTCGTAGTGGAAATCGTTGACCCCGTCAACGCCCGAGAGTTTATCAAGCAGCTCAACGACAAGTTTGACACATTCTCCGCATCCGTTGACTCCGCAATCTCCGTAAGCAACGCAATCACGGAAATCGAAATTAGCTACTAAGCATCAAGATAACGACAATCGCTGCGATGCGAAAACCTTGAAGAATGAGCCTTGGTAATTGGGCACGCCAAGTTAAATAAGTGCTTATAAAAGACTGTATCGGTTACAACGGCCGATAGGCAGAATAGTCAAATGGTAAAGACGCTGGTATAAAAACCGGTAATGTCGGTTCGATTCCGACTTCCGCCGCTACAGAAGATTTATGATTGCGATAATTTGACTGATTATCAAATATTGCCTCACTTTACGGGAAGAATTTCTCGTGCCATCTTAAATCTTAAAACTTACGTTCAGTGCTCAATACTTAACCATTAACACTCCAAACATTCTTCAACCGTCAACAATAAACGCATAAGAAATAAAGCTTTACAAAACCCGGGAAACAAGGTTTGCGCGTGTCTTATTTTAGCGCAAGGTAATCCTCCCGGTTGCATCGTAGCGATTGTTTTTATATATAACGAAGCCGGCTTACGTCCGGCTTCATATCCAAGTGTAGCTCAGATGGTAGAGCAGCCGTGACGGCTCGTCGCAGGTTCAAGTCCTGCCGCTTGGCATTTGCCATAGTCTCTATGGCTCCTTTCACCCATAGCTGTCGGTGGAATTTGCGGCAGCAGCGGTACAGCTAACGTACATATGGCGGCCTTGCCGGTTCCTTGGCCGCCTACGCGGGCATAGCACAATGGTCAGTGCATCGGCCTTCCAAGCCGAGGATGCGGGTTCGATCCCCGTTGCTCGCTCCACACAGGGCATTAGCTCAGTTGGTTAGAGCATCCCGCTCATAACGGGACGGTCTCGGGTTCAAGTCCCCAATGCCCTACCATGGCCTACCATGCTGGTCAAACCGGAGCGATATAGAACCCTCCGCGCGCATGGGGATATTTATAGATGGCTCGTTTCGGGTTCCTTAATCCCGATAGATGCTATATAAGAGCCTTTACGTAAAATGCTTTGGCTGCGTTTCAAAACCGCATCCGCCCAAAGGCATGGGCAGTTCTGTTACTATTGTTCATCGCGATATTAGCGGCGTGGCAAAGGAGACAGGCTCGCAAGGTGCAAGCGAAGAAATAATACAACGCCGTGATGCACACATGGAAAATGAGGCGAAGGAAGTATTCAGGCGTGGTTCGTGCGGAGCTATGTTCCAGGCACGAGAGTAGTTTTTCATGTCACGGAAAACCGGAGGTGATTTATATGCCAACAAACGCGGAAGAGATGATTGAATGGTTGATGTCTTGTGACGATCATACAATCGACGGAACAGGAAATGTCAGAGAGGCTGCGGAAAAGGTAGCTGCGCTATTAGAGTGCGATGTTGGAGATTATTACTCTAAAAACTTCAACCACTACCCGAGAGTATATTTTTCACGCCACACAGGATCTGTCGAAGGCACTGGTGGGCACGGTGAAGAAGAAATATCGTTTGATGAGTTTTTAGAAATCACTGAGTCGAGAAAATGCGATGATATCTCTTCATTCTCTCCGGACGCAATCTCTATTCTATTCTGAAAGGAGCAGCAAATGAAATTTGTTATGCCAAACGCGGTCTTGATTGACGAAAAAGACCCGTTTAAGAAGATTGAACTCGCAGGGAGAACCTGCTATAAGTCGGAAGCAAAAATCACACCAGACAGTGCAAAAACATTTGTCGGAAATATGATTGGGCGCGGTCATACGGCAATGCTTGAACATTGCGTATTCACATTCATGATCTATCCGAAAGATGGGAACCTTGAATTCTTTGAGGATATGTCGAAATACGCGTTACATATCAAAACGGATAAATACATCATTGTTACGAAGCATAAGGATCGCATTCTCGCTTCTGCGAACCTTCGTGCGATCTGCCAGCGCGGAGAAAACGATCCGATCTTCCGCGCCGTACAGAACATATACCCATCTCTTGCGTACGGTAACGCCTTGATCAGCGCCAGTTCGTTTGAGAATGTGTGCGCAGAAATTGTCAATATCAACGACATCAATGATTTGACGGACTTTGAAAAAGACGCACATACATATTACACATTCCGCATCACAACAGACCGCGGAGTTACACACGAGCTTGTTCGTCATCGTCCTGTTTCTTATGCTCAGGAAAGCACCAGATATGTAAACTATCGAGACGGACTTTCCATCTCCTTCCCTGCGCAGTATGAGGAAAAAGATAGCTGCGTTCAGGCTGAATATGAGAGAGCTTTCTGCGACGCAGAAACACACTATCAGAGACTTATCGAGATGGGTGAAAAGCCACAGCAGGCTCGCGCAGTCCTTCCGAACGCTCTCAAGACAGAAATTGTTGTTACAACAAATCTTGCTGAGTGGAAACACATTCTTGATCTTCGTTACTTCGGCACAACAGGAGCACCTCACCCTGACATCAAAGAAGTAATGAGGTTCGTATGCGAGGTAGTCACAAATGGGAACAGAGAGCATTAAATCAGACTTCCACGTCGGAGATGTCGTTATGGTGTCAGAAAAAGCGCATATGTACAGCATAGATTATAAACTGCGCGGAAAATACGGCATCGTAATGAGCGACACTGAAGACGAGACATGGTACGACTGTGTCGCTGTTTGTTTCAGTGGAAATGTAGAAAAAGTTGAACTTCGTAGCATGAACACACACTTCTGCGAATTCAATGGTCGAGAATTTACAAAAAACGGTAGTGGGCAATGGGTCGATCCGTCTGAGCTTTTGCTTATTGAAAAAGCTCAAGAAGAAGTCGTCTCAGATCCTGATATTGACAACGCTCTTTCTTCCCTGCTGTAGATTTGAGGTGGAAAATGGATCTTCAAGAAGCAATCGAACTTGTATGTCTCGGAGAGCTTGCAATCCTTGTTGAGACAAAAGAGGAAAAACAACTAATTATGGATTCTTGCGATCGACCAAATGGAATTCGAGCATCTACATATTCAACTTATAAGTATGCGGTAAGAGACGCTCTTTCCAGCGGACAGAAAATCACTTTTTCTCAGGATCCGAGTTCAAGAAAAGTCGTCAAGGCAAAGGATCTCGTCGAGAGCGAGGATAGATTTGTGGATCCTGACATTAACGCCGTTCTATCATCGCTTATTTAGTTTGATATAAAAGAACGTGCAAACGGGCTTTTTATATTGGCCGACAAAAGCTTGCACGAAAGTGTGTCGGTTAGAACAAGCAATTTTGATTAAAAGGAGATTTTACCATGGCAAAGATCACTGTAGCAGGCGACGCTATCGTCGTCACTTCCTCCATCAAGTTCGAGGACATCAAGACTATCGCGAAGTATCGCCCCGAGAAGCTGACCCTGATGGGCGGCAAAGATGGTAAGGAACCCGTTTTCGCTCTCGGTGTCACCTCCGGCAGCGGCAGCATCAACGAGTTCGGCGCTTCCTTCGGTCGCGAGACCAACAACGCGGACAAGCTCGCTACCATGACTCTCGTCTGCAGCGGCATCGTCGGCGATGTCAAGGAGTATGTCGCCGACAAGATCGGCGGCGCTCTCGCCAAGCTGAACGCTCTCGAAGCTACCCTCCCCGATGTCCTTGCTGAGATTGCCGCCGCTAAGGGCGCTATCATGGACAGCATCACTGTGATGCAGTAAGCGAACATATCGGAGAAATTGAATTGTGGCGGCGTATGGTTTTCCATATCGCCGCCATAGTCATTTCAAAACAACAACAATTTTTTGAATAAAAGGAGATACATATCATGATTAAGGTAACTGTTGGTAACAACGTCAAGCGCGAGTCCGTCATCATCGACGAGAACAGCACCCTCCGTTCCTGCCTCGAGGCAAACGGCATCGACTATACCCGCGGCCAGATCCACCTGGACGGCGCCTCCCTCAAGCCGGGCGATCTCGACAAGAAGTTCTCCGAGTTCGGCATCACTGAGAAGTGCTTCCTGCTGAACGTCGCGAAGCAGGATAACGCATGATTTCACAAGTCAGCGCCGCTTGGCGCTGACATATCCGGGTGACGGGTATTGTCAGTTCAACTCTGACCGCCCGGTCTATTTACCATTCCATCATTTATAAAAGGGGTGTTCATTGTGTTTAAGCAAGCCGTCCATTCGACTGCGCTTACGAGTAATGTTGCAAATGATTTCTTCCGTAACATTACAGGAGAATACTTCTCCGGAGATGTGTCATTCGTCTCCTCTATGCGCGCTCTTCTTCATTCCCGCATGAAAGATGATGACAACATTCATCTTTCCTTCCATCGTTCCTATTGCGACCACGATCTCACAGAAGATGAAAAGAAAAACATCGTAAAGGTCGTCACAAAGGACTGGTTTGTTCCGGATAATGGAAACCAGTTCTGCATTTGTTCTGTTCGTTGCACGGACGGAGAGGGATCTTCTGTGTTCGACGGAATTGACGGTTCGTTTGTATCATCGTTCCACGACTATGAGCGCATCGAAAACATCACGAGCGCATATCGCAAACTCTTCCATGTGTCATGCTTTGTAAACAAGAAGATCAGAACGACGGTGCTTTTTGTCGAGAATCTTTCTCTTCGCCGTTATCACTATCTGCAGGCAAGCATTCTTGCAGCAGTACCATGGTACTACGACAACAAGGTCTGCCCTCCGAACGATCTTGAGCTTGAATTGATCAAGTCCACCAGCGATACGGAGTCCGAGCAGAAGTATGTGTCCTGCATTGAAAAGATTGCAGAGAAATTCGACTTCAGATCCGGAAGAATCCGCAGTATGCTCAAGGGATTTGAAAATAAGTTTTATTATGAGGAGAAGAAGCGTGTCGCCGATCAGATTTCGAGCAACAACAGCTCTATTATCTCCTACAATAACGAGATCGGAAGTCTCCTTAAAAAGGTCGCTGAACTTGAAGTAAAGATGATTGGTCTTGAGGCAAAGACAAATGACACAGATGGAGACTCTGAAATCATGGAGTATTTCCTTGCCAACAAGCGTCTCATTCTGGAAACCGTAAGCGAAAACAATCTCGACTTCGCTGTCAAAGATTATATCACATACTTTGATGAGGACATGGCAAAGCGTGTGATCAAGAACAGGAGCAGCTATGTGTATTTGCCGCACGGCAGAGACAGAAGCGGCGTTATCTCCGTCGATGATATAAAGCTCCTTATGACGGCGATCTTTGTCGATCAGAAGCTTCGTATTCGAACCTGCGCGGCATACCGTCTCAAGATGAACGGCAATGTAAGCCCGTTCACAGGACATTCTTTTGACTCTTCCTGCAACAGTTATATGCCGAACCCGCATATTGACCGCTTCCAGTGTATGGGCAATTATACACGCACTGTCAATGAGCTGTTGATAAAGCATGACTATGTAGGCGCTATTGAACAGTGTATTGCAAGTGCAAAGAGCCTCAACTTCGGCGACAGCGCCGTTATGACAGAGTTTATGGAAACTGTATACGGTGTCAGCAGCCGCGGCTATACAAACAACTGTATCGAGCTTCCTGATGGAAGCGTCACAGATCCTTCCGGAGCAATCCAGTGGCTCAAGGAAAACAGCAAGGAAAAGGAGAAGCCCGATGAAAAGAGCAAAAAGACAAAAGAGAAAGGAAGCGCAGCAGATGTCTAAGTATATGAGATTTACACCGGAGATCTTAAAGAAGCTCCGCGAGGACTTTGAGCAGTCTCTGAAGCTATCAAGCATTTCTGACGGGAAATTCAATTTCACAAAGACCTTTGACGCGCCGACAGAAAAGGCGCGTCTTTACTTTACCGCAACGGCATGGACAAAGACGCTGATCCTCGTCAAGAACTTCGATAAGGAAGTTGCATGGCACGGTCTTTGCGAGCGTGTTGAGGGTGAGGAAAATGCATTCCGCGTCTACGATATTATCGTCTACCCGCAGGAAGTAACCGGCGCTACTGTCAACACAGATCAGGTCGCATATCAGACGTGGCTCATGGGGCTGGAAGACGAAGTGTTTTCCAACGTCCGCTTCCAAGGTCATTCCCATGTCAACATGGGCGTCTCCCCTTCCGTAACGGATATCAACAATCAGGGGAAAATCATCGAGCAGCTTGAGGGTGATATGTTCTATGTGTTCATGATCATCAACAAGTCTCTTACACACTATGTCTCGATCTATGACTCGGCAAAGAACATCGTCTATGAAAACGGAGATGTATCCGTCATGCTCGACGGAGCAGGAGTTGACCTCGATGAGTTCATGAAGAACTCCAAGAGTGTTGTCAAGGAAAAGACCTATACAACTCCTTATTATCAGACGCCGTACGACCGCTCCACTCCGTACGACAATCGAAAGATCGAGGAGTTTGACAAGAGCTGGAAGCAGCCAGGGAAAAAGAAGAAAAAGGTCATAAACGCAGACGAAACATCTGGTTCCGACGCGTACGATGACGATGACAATCCGTATAGCGCGTTCGGATACGCGTAATGATAACAGGGGTGATATGAAATGAGCATGGATTTGTCAAAAAGCTATGAATACTTCCAGCCCGAAAAGCTGGATGGACGCGTACATATCATCGGCTGCGGAAGTGTCGGCAGCACGCTCGCAGAAAATCTCGCACGCTGCGGTGTCACAAAGATGACACTTTGGGACTTCGATGTGGTCGAGCCTCATAACATCGTTAACCAGATGTTCCGGCAGCAGGACTTCGGTCATAAAAAGGTCGAGGCACTTCGTGATATCCTCATGGAAATTGATCCTGACATCACGAACGATCTTGAGGTGAAAGAGGATGGATGGCGAGGAGAAATACTCTCTGGCTATATCTTCCTGTGTATTGATAACATTGAGCTTCGACGCAAGTTTGTGGAAAATCACTTTGAGTCTCCGTATGTAAAGGCAGTGTTCGACTTTAGAACCGGTCTTGAAGATGCGCAGCACTATGCAGCAGACTGGAGCAACCACAAGATGAAAGAGGATCTGCTTGCTTCCATGCAGTTTTCTCATGACGAAGCAAAAGAAGAAACGCCTGTTTCCGTCTGTGGAATTACGCTTGGTGTGTGTCCTACTGTGCGAGTGATCTGCGCATACGGCGTGTCGAATTTCATCAATTTTGTGCGTGGGAAGGAGCTTAAAAAGCTGCTCCTTGCGAACGCGTTCACATTTGATACGATTGCGTTTTGAACTTAATCTAAAAAGAAAGGACGGTGAAAAAACTTGGAGTGTACGATTGATCGCCTGAGCATCGGCACAAGGATTTATTTCGGCAAGTACTCGCCGAACGAAGGAGTTGTCCCACCTGCAGCAATCAGGTGGATTAAGGTATCTGCTGAGAACGATATGTTATCGGAGTGCGTTCTCGGTAAGTTCCCGTTTGATGCGTCCGAAAGCGACGACAGAAGAGCTTCTGTATACAATCTCGGAAATAGAAATTATGCGGAGTCAAACATTTTTTCCTTCCTCAACTCAAAGGAAGATGAGTGGTTCCAGCCTATGAATGCAAACGATCGCCCGCCGATTGACAGAAACATTGCATGCGCTCGTTATTACTGGAGAGGTGCAAGCCGTGTGGACGAATTTGCAAAGCACGCAGGGTTCCTAAAGAATTTTCATGACTACGAAATCAACAGCGTCATTTCTGACATCAATTTACCGTCTAAAGATGAGATCATGAGCTGGCCGTACTTTAAGAGAAACGGCAAGAGGCCGCATCCGACCGCCGAATATATTCGTCTTTATTCGGAAGATGAGTTGAACAGTGATTGTTTCTGCGATTTCTGGCTTAGAACCACTGACATGATCCATAAGGAAGAGGCAATGCTGTTTGCGAGAAACGGTCAGTTTTCACATGAGTATCCATATCATGCCCGTGGAATTCGCCCTACATGCCGCCTGTCTGCGTCTACTGTTGTGGAAAGCACAGACGACGGTGTCTTTGTAATCAAAAAATCGAACGGAACAAGAAGTGACCGTCGAGATAAAGAAGAAGCAGCAGCGAACATATGCGACCTGTTCTCTGCGCTCGGTTTAGGCAGCTCCGATTAAAAGCTGCTACGTAACGATATTTCTTTTGCATTTTTGTAAAAGAGCTTCCGCGTTCCGCGAAAGTATCCATTTGTCCCGAGGAAGAAGATGAGAGGCAGCTCAGAATGCGCATCCCAAGTCGACTCCGTCCAATCACTGGATGAATTCCAGGGATCCGCCTTCGAGCCGGCACGCGTCCCGGTCAACTGCCACACAACACCTACGCCTGCTGCGCAATGCGCCACCAAGGCCGAACTCGCGAACAACACCTCCCAACAGCTATACTATATAGCTAATGCTGCAGGTGCCCATCTCCCTCCTCCAGGCCGTTAACTCTATTTAGGTTACGGAAATCTTTCAATCAATCAAGAAAGGAGAACCAACGATGGTATATGTAACGCTTCGGCAATCCCCTCAGTACCGCCAGATATCAATGGAAGAGCTTCTGTTTGGGGATAATACCAGTACATTTATCAATGGCAACGAAACCAATACGAGAACCTATGTTGTTGAGCGCCCAAGCGAACGGCTTATGCGCAGCATTGATACCGCAGCGCTCACACGCTGCCTAATGGAATTTAATCAGAGGACAGCACCTCTTCGCGAGAAAAAGCGTTCTGAACTTTATTATACATTCTATATCCCGAAGCATTCCGGCGGTCTTCGGCGTATCGATGCGCCAAATGAAGAGCTTATGACTGCTCTTCGCGAGCTGAAGATGATTTTTGAGACGAAGTTTCATGCGCTTTGCCATACCAACGCATTTGCTTATATCAAAAACCGCAGCACGATCGACGCTGTCAAAAAGCATCAGAAAAACGAGAGCCGTTGGTTTGCGAAGTATGACCTTCACAACTTTTTCGGTTCAACTACGCTGAAGTATGTTTCAAAAATGTTTTCCATGGTGTTCCCGTTTTCTGAACTAATGAAATATCCTGCAGGAAAGGCAGAGCTGGAAACGGCTCTGTCTCTTTGTTTTCTAAACGGACATCTTCCGCAGGGAACACCAATCTCCCCTCTCATTACAAATATTATGATGATCCCGTTTGACCATGCGCTTAGCAAGAAGCTTCACGAGGAAGGAGAACAGAATTTTGTCGTTACCAGATATGCAGACGACTTTATCATCTCTTCGCGCTACAGCTTCCGGTTCCGCGGCGTTGAGCAAACGATCAAGGATACGCTGAAGTCATTCGGCGCTCCGTTTAACATCAATTCAGAAAAGACGCGTTACGGTTCCGTTACTGGAAGCAACTGGAACCTTGGCGTCATGCTCAATAAGGATAACGAAATTACGATCGGATGCGAAAAGCACAGGCAGTATCGCTCTATGCTTTTCCACTATGCAGAAGATAAAAAGAAAGGAATTTCGTGGCCGATTGAGGACGTCATGATGATGAGGGGAATTTTATCCTATTGGCGCATGGTCGAGGGTGACCAACCAGTTAACGAGTGCGCCGCATCTATCAGTAGGAAAACAGGGGTTAATGTCTTGCGAGCAATCAAAGACGACCTCCGTTCCTAATATAATAAGCCTGTAATGATATTTCTGATTTATCAGAGCTTCCGCGTTCCGCGAAAGTAACCATTTGCTCCGAGAAAGATGTACAGAAGGAACGCCAGCGGGCCCGTATCCGCGCTGCCACTCAGTGTAGGAATTCTCGCATCGCCTGATCATAGGCGCCAACGACAGAACCGAGCGCTTGCAGCGCAACGGAATCCGCGCGCGAAAGTACATGTCATCCGGAGAAAGCTGAGCAGTCGATTGCTGGAGCTTAGTTTCCACACGACGACTAACCGTCAGCAGCTCAGAGCACATCCTATTCAATTACAGGCTTATCTCTTTCCAGCGATATTTCTTTTGCATTTTTGTAAAAGAGCTTCCGCGTTCCGCGAAAGTATCCATTTGTCCCGAGGAAGAAGGGATGGAAGAGAACCAGAAGACACTCTTCCAGCGAGCTTTAACCTACACGAGAAGCTCGTGAACCTTGGCCGTCCAAAATAACCGATTGGTCAACTGTCATACACATTGTGTCTCAACGCTTCAGACAGGTTATCCCTTCAGGGTCTCGGTGCACTGCATCTCTTAACCCTGCAGCTTACCTAACCCTCCAGATTTAATCGCTCTAAACTTGAGACTATCCTCAGGAACTTCAGAGTACCCATTCTCTTTGGCTGGAAAATCATCGCATAAAAGTCACGTTTTATGCAAAAACATTTGAAAGTGAGGACTATCATGACAAGAGAAGAATTTGTAAACATGCGCCTTGACGACGTAGGAGTTTTTATCGACTTCCTTCGCGGAAACGGCTACTACGATCTCGTAGACGACATCGTTCTTTTAGACGATCTCAACAGCGAGATCAACGACGACCTCGACTTCGTCGTTCATTGTGAAGGATGGAGTTGGCAGGAAGTTCAAGACCATCTGCAGGACATCGATACCTATGGAGACGCGTTTGTCCACGAAAGCGATCTTGTATTCAATCCGATGGATGAGGACGAATTCGAAGAGCTTCTTCGCGATGCTCTTGATCAGCTTGACGCAGACCGTTTCGAGTGGGATGAGACAGAGGAAATTGAAGATCCGGAATTTGATTTGATGAAGGAATTCAGCATTGAAAACACTCCGTCTGCTTCTGATGAAGATAAGGAAGCTGTCAGAGAAATGCAGAAGCCAAGCGCCATCATGCCCGTTTACATCGCTCTTAATATCAGCATCGGATCCGGAAAGAACTCTGAAACCGCCCACCAGACGATCTAATCCAGTACACTATCGGCGCAAGCCGACAATTATATTTTAACCCCGTATGAAAATTATCTGCATTTACATAGTATCCCATGCAGATGCTCCTGCGTTACGCGAGAGTAACCATTTGAGTTTTGCATTTCCTCGCTGTGATCACACGAGGGTAAATTTTTGCGAACCCGCAAAAATTTACCCACAAGTGATCCCTACGCTCAGAAACGGCATTACAAGCACACGAAAAAGAGCGCACAGTCAGATCTGTGCCCTTTTGTCGTGCAGATACGGGAGACTATCAGAAAGGAGAAGTATCATGCAAAGAGAGGAACTAAAGCCAGGCGCAACTGTGAAGATCGTCGATAGGTGGGATGGCTTCGTTGGTCAGAATTTGTCAGGTGATATGGACTGCTGGCTTGGGAAAATTATGACAATACTTTCAGGAGATATCATTAACAACCGTTTTTCAATGATTGAGGACGGCGGGCGATGGGTTTGGAATTCCAGAATGTTTGACCTCGACTTTGATGAATGCTCTGCTGACAACGACCCAATCACGGTAGCGCAGGACGATCTTACCTCCGTCATTGGAATTCTGACATGATCATAATTGTATATGGTTGATTTCTACAGAACTGTTTTTAACGAACATGAACATTATCTCGGATCGTCTCTGAGGTATAGCTCAACATATGGAGAATGGCAGTGGTTGTCCGAAAACATGTCTATTGATGACACAGAATCACAGAAAGAAAACCTTCTTGAAGATGATTTATCATCATCTGTTAATATGATTACTTCTATTTTGGAGGGAGAATAAAATGGCCGTTGATATTGCATCGTTATCCAAAGGCGACGTCATAAAAATTGTCGATCGCTGGGATGGATTTATCGGACAAAACAGTCAGGGATATATGGACAAGTATCTCGGCAAAACACTCACGGTAGATGAAGTTCTTCCTATTGGTTTCCCCCGACAGAGACTATGTGCGCGTATATGAAGATCACGGGAAATGGGCTTGGTACGGCACAATGATAGAACGCGTCATATATGAAGATGACGCAGGAGATGTTGATCCGCGTGCCGTTGATGCATCCATGAAAGATGTCGAGGCTTTATTTATTTAGATAACAGCGATGCTGTTTTCTATAGGCGCTCCCCTTTTCAAGCGCCGGATGGGCATGGTAAACCTCTAAAGACTACGCGAGAAATCGCGTGAGACTATGAAAATCGGTCTTGGCGGCACGGAAGAGACGGCACAAATTTAATATGTAGGAGGGTATAATGTCGATTGCAGGAGAATTCTATCGGGATGTCTCGGACAAAAAGAGAACATCCTATGGCGCATTTCATAAAAAGGGCGGTTCAAAAAGCAGAGCGTGTTCACTTCCTTCGGATACGCTGACCGCAAGACAACTGAAAGAGAGGAATGGAAAAATGTATACATACAATCTTGATGCCCCTATGAGCTGGGACAACTTCAAAAATCTGCCGGATGATGCACAGCGCAACTATATTCATGAGATTTGCAAAAAGTACAATGCCAATATTGCTGCCTTTGCAGAGATGTTCGGCGCAAAAGAAAACGCCGTGTTTGCGTACTTTAAGAGCCACAACCTGAAGGATATTCTTTCTCGCGGAGCACACGGAAAGTACAACCGCATGAACGCTGAGCAGCGCAAGGCTTGGTTGGAGTTTTATCATCCGTCTGCCGAGCCTGCTATTGCTGCCGACGCTGTTTGTGAAGATGACGAGGTGCCAGTTCAGGAACCTGTGTGCGTGGAAATCGCTGAGGAAAATGTGCCTGTTCGCAACGAAGCGGCGAATGTGCGTTTTGAAGAACCGCAAAAGAAGTCTGCCGTCCGCGCCATGATGTCTCGTTTTGATATCGAGCTTCGCGGCATGATTGACAGTGCGATGGTTGCCAACACGCTCCGCTCCATTCTCGGCGAAGGAACTGACGGAATTCTTTCTCTGAGCTTCCACCCCGCCGAAGCGTAAGCGGGGTGGCTCATGATCTATTGCATTTCAGATATTCACGGAGAAATTGACCGTTTTCATGCCATGCTCGACAAGATATGGTTTACATCGTCAGATACGCTTTACGTCCTCGGCGATGTAATCGACCGCAAGGAAAGCGGAGTTGCAATTCTGCAAGAGATCATGAAGATGCCGAACTGCAAAATGCTTCTCGGTAATCATGAGTATATGTGCCTTAACGCCATGCTCAATCGCGAGGAAGGAGCAACCAGGCTATGGAAGGCAAACGGAAGCTCACCTACATACCGCGCATTAAAATATAAGTTATCGGACGAAGAACGCGAAAGTGTTCTTCGTTTCCTTTTATCGCTCCCGGATCACGCGGACATTGCGGTTGGCGGCAAAGCCTATCACTTAGTCCACGGTTGGTTTGGGAGCGATACTTATTCGCGCGTATGGACGCGTCCGACGGATTTCAATCGCGAAGATCCGTTTGGAAATAATTTCACCATGGTCGTCGGTCATACGCCGACACCGTTTTTGAGACCGAGAGACTACAGCATGCTCTCCGATGCAGACGAGTTTCCGCCGTTCAGCATCTTCCATGCCACTAAATGGGGCGGCAGAGAGTTTGACTTCTACGACATCGACTGCGGGTGCGGAAATGAAACGCCGCTCCGGCGTCTCGGGTGCCTCAGGCTCGATGACCTACAGGAATTTTATGTGTAACTTGTCTTTGCGCCACGCAAAAGGAGTTTGAATGGGAATTGAAAACATCTTATCACCAGAGGAAATGTTTCTGTCTGTTGATGATATCACCGGTACGATCGGCGAGTGGTTCGAATACGATACGTCGGACATTCCGGAAGAGGCGCTTATGTATCTGCGCAAGGCGTACTTTATATGCGCTGACGCATTAGATCGCAAGTAAAACGAAACATAGATCGGAGCAACGATGACATGATCAGTTTTAGTAATCAAATAAACTTCAAAAGCAACATGAATCTTATCGGTGGATTTCACTCTAACGGGAAAATTCGCGTCAGTGACCCGTGCTATACGCCTAACACATGGTGCAGCGGTGTCATTGATACAATAAAAGGAAATTGGACTGCCGCTGTTATCCGTCTTACCAACGAGGAAACCGGTGGATGTGGAGATCGAGTTGCCGTTCTCGCCATCAAGCACGAGGATTGCGATATTCCGCTCTGCACGGATTCGATCAACGAAGCTTGCGATGCTATGAAAAGCATGGATCAGAGCGGAGGATGGAGCGTCTCAGATATTGATGTCGGCGTAGACAGCGGACAGGCAGGATTTTTTGATGAAGAAGAATTCGTCCGCGTCAAGAGCGGAGACGACACCGCTTGGTATAACAATATTTCCAACGTCACGCTGGGTGTCGATGCCGGCGTCATAGACTATGGCGTTGTTTCAACATCCGGATATGGTGACGGAGGCTATAAATGCGTTATCCATACAGGAGAAAACGACTTGGTTGACTTTGCTTTCATCGTTTTTATCTCCCCGGACGAGCAGTTGGAGCCGTACGAAATATAATATGAAAGGCTGATTTTATGAGAAAAGAAGACTTTGCCTTCGACCACAAGGACGAAGAATACCAAGACTATTGGTTCAATGTGTCAGGAGAAACTGCGGACGAGCTTGCGGACAAACACATGGAAATGTGCATGGTCGGCGTGACAGAGGTTGTTTATTCCAAGGTCGAGGACTTTGTCGGCGTAAAGTGCCTCTTCCCTTTCAACTATCATGTCGTTACGTCGGACGATCCGGCGTTAAAAGAAATGATGTTGTCTCTTATTGAGGCAATTCCCGGATAAGCGAAAGGAATTTCACAATGAACACGATAACATTTTCAAATCAGATCATAGAGGTGCTTGAATATCTTTGTGATAAGTTCGGCATCGTTTGTGACTGGACAAGCGATTCCGTTGTTCCGTTTGCCAAACAAATTGCAGAGCATTATATCAAATGGGAGATCACAACATCTATCGTTTGGTGCATCTTTTCCGTTATTGTAATTTCGTTAAGCGTGATCTTGATTATGCGTGGAATAAAAGTAAGAAACGATAGACAGCACTCCGATGATGATGACGGTATCGGAAGAATAGTTATCGGATCATTTCTTGCAGTGATTGGCGTCGTTATCCTAATGACACAAATCCTCGATATTGTAAAGTGCATCAATTTTCCTGAACTTCAGGTCTTTGAGTATGTCAAGAGATTGCTCAGCTCCATGCAGAGCAACAAATACTAAGCGTAACAAATCTGAAATTCAACGCGTGCAAGCTATATGCGTGTTGTCTTATATTAGCCAAAGCGGATTAGGGCGTGCAGTCCGCATGGAGAGGTGAAAAGCTATTCCTCTCATCTGCGTCGATGGGATGTAGGCTTAGAAGCAGCCATCATCTAAGGAGTGAGTGATATTCCGTATGTGACTAAGAAAAGTTTGATTGTTAATCTTCCAAAACTGATAGGGAGAGCCGATTCAGGAGAAAACAATCCTTAGATCGTTCAGTCAAGGACGCATATCGATAAGTCTGTTATTTAAGATATGCGCGAAGCGTTGGAGACGATGTCGAAACGGTCGCAAGGGCGGGACAGAACATAAAAGACCAATAATCCTTTGTCGTAACAGAACACCATTACAACGCAGAATATGATGATTGCGAGGACACAATGACAAAAGAAAGACAGAGCGAGATCCTGCGCATCCTGCGAGAACAGGATGTGGAAATTGACCGCATATTCAGCGAAAGATTGGCGCTCGCCAAGGAGTGCATCGCTGAGGGAAGATCGTTTTATCACGAAATGTGGGACAAGCTTCATTCCGATAAGAAGCAGCACTGGGACTTTTAATTTTCTTCGGAAAAGTTGAGGAGTTAAACATGAGTAAACAGAGATTGATTAACCTTGATGATGCTATTGAAATCATCGAAACAAAGCAAAGAGAACTCTGCCCTATGGGAAGATGCTCCAGACAGTATGTAAGTGGAACGGACAGAGAAAGATTTGATGAATATGAGGAAATGATAGAAGCGCTGTGTGTTATTCCAACCGTTGATGCCGTTGAGGTCGTTAGGTGCAAGGACTGCAAATATCATAGGCTCTATAACGGAGAAAAATTGTGTAACTATTGGGATGATTACATCCAGACAGACGATACTGATTTTTGCTCTTACGGACAGCCAAAGAAGTGAACTTTCTCGACCAATTTCGAAAAAAGATAACGAGGTGTCTATATGCGAGAAAAGAGACTGATTGATGCGTCTCCGATTATGGATTTCATCGAGCGTGGTCTTAATGATGGAACATTCGGACATGACGCTATCGAGATTATGACAGAGATAGAATATGCTCCAACAGAAAAAGCTGTTCCATGTATCAAATTGCTTGAGATGCGAAACAAATTCTATGAAAACGATGGTATTTCTTTCGGTAATTACAGAATGCTAAACAGGCTCATAGCAGAGTACAACGAGGAAGCGTTTACAAGCGGTGACGATGATTAACCTTCTTCTGAAAAAGTAAAGGAGCGAAATGAATGATAACACAAAAATATAATTGCTGTTTTTGCGGCAAAGAGTTTAAGTACAGAACACCTGATTTCATTATCGGATTTGACAATATAGCAGGAATTATACCAGCGACGCACGTCGTGCTCCGCCACAGAAAAGAAATGAGAAAGGAAAACTGGAAAGACATTTGCAAAATAGTTCTTTTTGCTGTTTCAGAAATAGCATTAGGTGTTGTTCTACTTCCAATCTTCCTGCTGACATACCCGTTTTGGTGGCTGCATGAAAAATTATTCTAATTAGCCTTCTCGACCGATAACTATTTCGTGATGTCACGAAAATGAACGAGGTGAAAATATGAGATTGATTGATGCAGACAAAGTAATTATTCCTTTCGAGGAATATTGTGCAAGAATGGCAATTCAAAACGCACCTACCGTCGACGCTGTTCCTGTTGAGCGAAAGAAGCCTATAAAAGAACCTTTCCATGCTCCGTTTGGCACGGAACTTACAAAGGAGTTTTGCCCAAACTGCAAGGAGATTGTATATAACTGGTATAAATTTTGCCATGAGTGTGGGCAAGGTCTTGACTGGGAAGAAAATTAACTTTCTCTACCAAGTAATGAGGTGAATATGGAATTCCCAAAAAACAAATACAACATCATATATGCAGACCCTCCGTGGACATTCAATACATACAGTCAAAAAGGGAAAGAACGCAAGTCTCCTGAGTGCCACTACCCATGTATGACAAAAAAAGATATACAAGACCTCCCTGTTCCAAGCATTGCAGCGGACGACTGTGTTCTTTTTCTGTGGGTTACATTCCCGTGTCTTGAGGAAGGTATTGAGCTGATAAGAGCGTGGGGTTTTGAATATAAAACCTGCGGGTTTACGTGGGTGAAACGAAACAAAAAATCAGATAGTTGGTTCTGGGGTCTTGGCTATTGGACGAGAGCAAACGCAGAGTTGTGTCTGCTCGCAACAAAAGGTCACCCAAAGAGAGCAAGCAGGTCTGTACATCAGGTTTGCGATGCACGCATTCAAGACCACAGTCATAAGCCGGAAGAAATCAGAGAAAGAATTGTTGAGCTTTGCGGAGATCTACCTCGCATAGAGCTGTTCGCCCGTCAGAGAGCGGACGGTTGGGATTGTTGGGGAAACGAAGTTTGACGTTCTCTATCGAGGAATTCCGAAAAATATATCCGGAGGTAAAAATGAATACAGATGTAATGTTCTCGTCTGCAACAGACATGTGGGCGACACCGCAGGACTTTTTTGACAGACTGAACGAGGAATATCACTTTACTCTTGATGTATGCGCCACTACGCAAAACGCAAAATGCGGCAGGTACTATACGAAAGAGCAGGACGGACTTTCCCAACCTTGGGACGGAGTGTGCTGGTGTAATCCTCCTTACGGTCGTGAGATTGGAAAATGGGTTGAGAAAGCATATCAGTCAGCAATGGATGGAAATGCAGATGTTGTGATGCTTCTCCCTGCAAGAACCGATACAAAGTGGTTCCATGATTACATATACGGTAAGGCGGAGATCAGATTTGTAAAAGGCCGCCTGAAGTTTGGAGACAGCATGAACAGCGCACCGTTCCCGAGCATGGTCGTAATATTCAACGGACAGGCACATTGACAATATGAGGGAACGAAATGGAACTTGAAGAAGCGATCGCGCACTTAAAAGACTATATAGAGACCCACAACTTTGCGTGTGATGGATGCAAAGCAGAACACGAACAGTTGCTGGCGTTTCTTCTCGAGCTTCAAGAGCGCAGAGAAAGGAAAGATGCGCTCTATTCCATGAGCGAAAAAGTTCCCATTCTGTATCGCGGGAACGGAGCAAACGACAATGAGAAAATTATCGGTTCTACGACGGGATATTCCTGTCGTTTTTATTTTGATCAAGAGAACAATGCGTATGTCGTCAATGTAGACGGCGTCGTTTTCTTTGGCGGAACGGAGTGCCTTGGACGACACAATCAAGGCATTTGATATTACGTCCATTGGATTTTCAGAATAATACGGAGGCGAAAATGCACAACAAGAATCACGATCGCTGTATTAACTGTGTCAATGCAAAATGCGTTGGAAGAAAATGGTTTTGCAGCGAAACAGGAGAGCGGATAGAGATAATTGAAAAATGCCCGGAGGGCATAGAATGGGAGGATGTCCATGATTGATGCAAAGCTTATGCGAGAGATCGCATTTGACAAACGCGACAGCGAGTATCACAAGCTGAGCGATCTCGTTCAGTATCATATCAAGCGTGCGGCAGAGAACGGCGATTTTCATATCTTCTTTGTCGTCAAGTCAGATGACTTTTCAGCAAAGACTACAGATACCGTGATGAAGCATCTTCGTATCAACGGGTTCAGCATCATGATACAGGATGTACCTGATGGAAAAGGAGTGGATATTTCATGGGAGTAAACAGCACTGTCAAGATCGTAGAGATCAATCCTGATGTTCGATCCAGAGTAGAAGAAAACGGAGGATACTGCCCCTGCCTCATCGAAAAGAACGCAGATACCAAGTGTATGTGCAAGGACTTCCGCGAGTCCACCGTCGGCACAGTCTGTCACTGCGGCAGGTTCCGCAAGGAATATGCCTCTCCGATGATGCCGGAGGTCTTTGAAAAAGCATCACGCGACTGCAAATGTACATGGGACGAGCTCAACATGAAGTTTGCCGCAAAGTGCAAGCAGTATGACGAGCTGGTTGCGGAAATAAAGAAAAAAGAAATGGCAATGTGCTCATACTGCAATCCGTCTTCTGACGCCGTTGCCGTTTTCAAAGACGACAAGAGCGATAAGTATTATACGGAGTGCCGTGTCTGTGACTTTGTCCAGCTCGAAAACGCAGAGGATCTTACCGTCCGTACCTTTGTCAATAACTGCCCGTGGTGCGGAAGAAAGCTTGTTGATATTACATAGGAGGAATTATGGTCAGGATATTTCAAAAAGAAAGCCTTGAAGAAATTCTGAATTCTCCACATCGATATGTCAGCGAGGAAAGCGACCTTGCGCTTGTCGAGGTCTTCCCTACCAAGTCTGACAAACAATACTCCGTCAAAATCATGATCGGATATGATCCGGAGAGGCTTTCATACTACATCGTTGAGGAAGATAACGAGTCTTCTATCGACATCTATCCGGAAGACGGAAAGACAATCATCGATGTCTTTGACGAGTCTTTGAAAAGAGTTCTCGAGGACGGCAAAGCGGAAGACCGCGCAAATGGAGAGGCCGACAAAAGCAACGACGTGTTTTCCGAGCTTCAACCTGTCGAGGAAATGAGACTGGTCGATGCAAATAAACTTCCCGTTAAGTTTGATGGACATACCGTTGGTGTGTGGAAAAACGATTTAGACAGCGCACCTACCGTCAAGGCGAAGATACTCTTCTCTGCCCATTGGGAGCCGAGATACGATGCTGCCGAAGACGATGACGGATTTCTTCATCATCGCTGCTCAAGATGCAAACATGATGCTGTCAGTTTTCCTGATATGCAGGAGGATTTTGATGAAAATATCGACGGTGAATTTGAAAGCATCGGATACCGTCAAATGGGCATCATCGAGGAGTTGACTCCGTTTTGCCCGTATTGCGGTGCAGAAATGAACGAAGTCGTTGAGGAATACGAAGAAGCGGACGAAGAGTAATTATTAGGAGGAATTTGAAATGAACAGCAAAGGTCATCTTGTCATCTCGATTATTAAGTCCATGCTCAGAATTGTCGGCTGCTTTATCGCCATCGATTCCAAAAACTTCTCGCTCGGATTTTCCATGTTTATGATCGCGGAAGGTCTCGGCGTTGCAGAAGAGCTTGTCGATAAGAGGTAAGAAAAATGAACATTGTATTTTGGATTATTGTCATAGCGATCCTCGTCTGCATTTGGATCGTACTGTCCAAGATCTTTTGGCGTGTCGGAGATGGTGTAGAGATCATCAAGGACTCGCTCAAAAAAGATATCAACAAAAATGAAAAAACGGAGGAAAACGAAAATGAAAAGTAAGGGTTTGGTCGGTGCAATCATCACAGGAGTTGCGTTGTTCGCAACGCTTATCTGCCTCGTGATTTGCATCGAAAAGGTGCCAACCGGATACGTTGGCGTCGTCTACAACATGAACGGCGGAGTCGACGGAGAGGTTCTTTCACAGGGATGGCATCTGGTCGCGCCGACAAAAAAAGTAACAACATATTCCATCGGACTGGAGCAGTCCTATCTCAGCAGCGAAGAAAAGGGAGATTCGCAGCATGACGAAAGCTTCAGCATCCCGACATCTGACGGAAAGACCGTAAAGGTCAATCTGGAATTTTCCTACCGCTTTGACGAAGATCGTGTTGCAGAAACATTTGTGCGCTTCAAAGGAAAGAGCGGTGAAAAGATCAAAGATTCTTTCATTAAGCCAAAGGTCATCGCGTGGACACAGGAGGTTTCTGCAAACTATCCCGTCACTGATATTTTCGGCGATAAGCGTACCGCAATCAACGCAGAGCTTGATACATATCTGCGCGAAAAGTTTGACAAGTACGGCATCATCATCGACACAGTAAACTTTACGGACATTTCTGTTGATGATGAGACAGCCAGCGCCATTCAGAAAAAGGTCACCGCGCAGCAGGAGCTTGAGCTTGCCAACATCGAGGCTCAGACCGCAAAGGTGCAGGCAGAAAAGGACAAGCAGGTAGCTGAGATTGAAGCAGAAAAGCAGATCATTGAGGCGAATGCAAAAGCAGAAGTAACGCGAATTGAGGCTCAGGCAGAGGCGGAAGCAAACCGTCAGGTCGCCTCTTCCCTCACAGATAATCTGATCAATAAGATCAAGTACGAAAAGTGGGACGGAGAACTCCCGACCGTGTCCGGCGGCAGTGCAATCATCAGCATTGAGCCGTGATGAAAACGAAAGACAATTCTCATAGAGAGCCGTTTGATTTTTACAGGCTCCCGAAATGGGCTAAGTGCGCTCTGTGCTGCATCACAGGCGCACTTATCGCCATTATCTGTATTATTTCACTTATTATGCCGGCGTATTGGGCATTTACAAAAGATAAAATCGGATATTTGCTTCTTTATGCAGTACAGTTAGGCGCGTTTTGTGGATATAAATTTTACGAAGAGGAGTTTTGATCCATGAGAACAGAAGATTTTATCATTGCGGAAAAAGAGCGTCAGGATTCAGCCGTTGAGCTGATCGCATCTGAGAATTTTGTCAGCAGCCGTGTTATGGCTGCTGTCGGAAGCTGCCTAACCAACAAGTATGCAGAGGGATATCCGCGCAGACGCTATTACGGTGGATGCGAAGAGGTCGACAGGCTCGAAGAATACTGTCAGCAGCAGTGGAAAAAGGTTTTCCAGACGGATTATTACTGCAATGTGCAGCCGCACAGCGGTTCTCAGGCAAACATGGCGGCTATTATGGCGGTATGTCAGCCCGGAGATACCATTCTCAGTATGAGTCTAAACGACGGCGGGCATCTCACGCACGGCTCACCCGCCAGCTTTTCCGGCAAGCTCTACAATATTTATCACTACGGCGTAAAGGATGACGGATATATTGACTTTGACGATGTCCGAAAAAAAATGTCAGTTCTGAAGCCGAGGCTTTTGGTTGTCGGAGCGTCCGCTTATCCGCGTGAGATCCCGTATGATATGTTTGCACAAATCCGCAATGAATGCAGCTACGATACCATTATTTTGGCTGATATGGCTCACGTTGCAGGACTTGTCGCAGCCGGCATACATAAATCTCCTTTTGGATATGCAGACATCGTCACAACAACCACACACAAGACGCTGCGTGGTACAAGGGGCGGACTTGTCTTCTGCCGTGAGGAGCTTGCGAGGAAAATTGACTCTGCCGTCTTTCCGGGTGTACAGGGCGGCCCGCTCATGCACATCATCGCAGGGAAATCCGTCACCGCAGAAGAAGCGCAGGAGCATTCCTTTGCAGAGTATATCTGCCGTACCGTTGCAAACGCGAAGGCTATGGCAGAAAAGTTCACAGATCTTGGTATGAGTGTCGTTTCCGGAGGAACGGATAACCATATGTTCCTGCTCGACCTGTCAAAGTCTCACCCGCACGTCACTGGAAAGCAGGCGCAGGACGCTCTCGACCGGATCGACATCACGCTCAATAAGAATATGATTCACAACGACGAACGAAAGCCGAGCGAGTGCAGCGGACTTCGTATCGGAACCGCCGCTATGACCACAAAAGGCTTTACCGCCGCAGACTTCTGCAAGATTGCATCCATCATCAAGGATGTCTTAGACAGATTGGAGAAGGAAAATGAAGAAAAAGAAAGACCAGTTCGAGCTTAATGACGACGATTTTGGCTTGGTTCTCAACGCCGCCGTTCGTTATTCGCTCGGCAGAAGAACTTATATGCCGAGTGCTGTCACAGGCTTTATCAAGCCTCTTTTAAGCAAGCTAAATAATCGAACGCTCTGGTGCTTCGATCAGGATATCAAGGATAAGAAATACGAGGGCGGATACGGTGACGAGTGCGATGAAAAAACATGGATGGAATTTCATCAAGCGGTTCGCGCAGAGCGAGAAAAGCGCGGAGAAAAGCTATATGTTTCTTATCGGGAAAGCGAGGAAAAGTAATGCCAAATACCGTTGCATTTGACCAGTCCAGATACAGGTCGGACGAAGATATGTGGAGCAATATCACTATGCTCCTCCGTTCTCTTTGCGATGCTGGCTGCGTCAGCATGGTGCGCTATGAGGACGCAGGTATTTACGTCGTGGAATTTGCGAGCGCAGACCAGTCTCTCGGCGATGTCTACCCGTATTGGCTGACGCCGGAGCAATTTGAGACCGTTGTGTTTGACAAAGAGGAGGAAACTGATGTTTGAGTATGACTACTGCTTCTGTACAAGCGAGAAGTGCGAGCACACAGAGTGCTTCCGGCACCGAAGCCGTATGCCGACAGACATACCAATCACCGTTTCTAACTTTGAAAAAGACAAGAAAATGTGTGAAGCGTCTCTGCTTCACAGCAGCAAGAGAGCCGACTAACCGTCGGCTCTCTTTTCATTAGGAGTGATACCGTTTGCCAGTTGTAAAAAATCTTCCGAAATCTGAGTCCGGTGTCGGGATACTGTGCAAATACAAGGGAGAACAGTATCAGATATCGCAGAATCCGGAAAAGATCAAGGGTCGGTTTACCCTTTGGAAAATTACATCGAGCGGATACGAAAGGCTGCAAAGCGCAGACGATACCGTCACGCTCGAAAACATTGTGTTTCAGCAGAAAAAGAAAGGGAGTGAAGATATATGACAAACCAATGGAATATAGGATCTACAACAGTCGCTTCTTCTAAAGATTTTGCAAGAGAGTACCACACGAGATGGAACGGTGAAGGATCAACTGCAAACGTTATTTACAACGCGTTTAATGCAGGAGCGTTAAATGCTGCATCGGAAAATCGCATCGACAATCTTGAAAGAAATCTTTACGAACTTACGACCGAAGTAAAAAGACTGCAGATTTTAGAAAGCGACCATCATAATTATATTCTTGGGGAACTCAAAATGAATACCGATTCGTTCGTTGGTCTTGCTTCACTCCTCCATAGGCTTCTGGGGGAGCTCAAGGAGTCGAATGAGAGAGGTGCGCCTCTCAACATCCAGACATACGACGTCGCTCTTACAGAGCTGTTCGGAGATCTTTATACAGACGGAAAGGAGAAAGCATGAAGAGAGCAGAAAGAAACACGACCGTTATGGTCGTCATCATCCTCGTCGCGATGTTGCTTCTTGCGGTGAAGACGATATGACGCAGCACGTCAGCATATCCAGCGGGAACAGCAAGCTCGGCAGTATCTCAAGCGTATCTCTTCCGGCAGGCGGCACTTGCATTTCATGCGAGTGTAACGAAAAGTGTTATGCAAAGAAGCTTGAGAGAATTCGGCCAAGCGTACGAGAGGCGTATCAGCGCAATCTTTTCCTTCTTAAAAACGATCCGGAAACCTATTGGCGTGAGGTAGAAGCTGCCGTCATGATGAGCCGGTTTTTCCGCTTCCATGTTTCCGGTGACATACCGGATTACGAATATCTTCTCAGGATGTTTGATATTGCCAAGAGAAACCAGCATTGCGAGATCCTGTGCTTTACCAAACGGTACTCCTTCGTCAATCACTATTATTCCATTCATTTTAACTCCGACATCCCAAAGAATTTACATATCATTCTGAGCGGCTGGAGGAATTTGAAAATGGACAATCCCTATCATCTGCCAGAGGCTCATGTGCGTTATCGCGACGGCACAACGACAGCGAGAGAGGATGCCATACCTTGTGGTGGGAACTGCAGCGAATGTGCCTGCACGGACTCAGGGTGCTGGACGCTTCAGAAAGGACAACAGGTGATTTTTGATGAGCACTGATCAGAGAAAGCTTTATATTGCCGACTGGCATTACGGGCACAAAAATGCGATCGCGTTTGATAACCGTCCGTTTTCCAATACGGATGATATGGATGCAGAGCTTGTGCGCCGCTGGAATGAAGCGGTGCGTCCGTGCGACAGCGTCTATGTCATCGGTGATATGTTCTGGTGCACAGAGGACAAGGCGCTCCCGATTCTCAAGGAGCTCAACGGGCAGAAGTTTCTGATACGCGGCAATCACGACAGGAACAACAACAGCAAATTTATCCACCAGTTTGCTAAGGTAAGCGGGTATATGGAGGTAGATGATAACGGGAACCGTATCGTTCTGTGCCACTACCCTATCCCATGCTTCAAGAACCATATGTACGGTTGGTATCACTTCTATGGCCATGTCCATACATCTCTTGAGTGGAACATCACGCAAAAGTGCATATCCGACCTGATCGCTACGGAAAACGCGCCGTGCAACGCAATCAATGTCGGCGCGATGATGCCGTATATGGACTATACACCACGCACCTTTGAAGAAATCGCCGCGCATATCCCTCAGTTTGTCAAGATTGACTACGGAAAGGAAGATGATGTCACATGATCTACTTAGACAGCGCTGCCACAACGAAGATGTCTGACAGCGTTTTAGATGCCATGCTCCCATACTTAAAAGAGCAGTATGGAAATCCGGGCACGATGTACAGCATCGGCAGAGATGCAGCAAAGGCTGTGGAGCGTGCACGAAATCAAGTCGCTTCTTTCTTTCGTGCAAAGCCGGAGAACATCATCTTCACCTCCGGCGGCAGTGAAGGAAACAGCATGGTCATTGGAAGCTACGGAATGAACGGAGGAATTTCCGCTTCATACACCGGTCATGATAGTGCGCTTTTTGCAGCAGGATATTGCACGGAGTTAGAGCGGCTCACGCTGATATCTCCCGGCACAGACGGATGCATCGGCGCGGAAGAGGTCAATGAGTCACTCGATGGAAAAACAGAGCTTGTGTCAGTTGAGTATGTCAACAACGAGACTGGCGTGCAGAACGATATTGAATCGATTGGCAGGCTATGCCGTGAAAAAGATATCCGTCTCCACTGCGACTGCGTGCAGGCGGCTGGAAATCTGAAGCTCGACATGGAAAAGCTTCCGATCGACTACGCTACGATATCTGCTCATAAGATACACGGCCCGAAGGGTGTCGGTGCGCTCTATGCAAGAAACCGCGATGCACTATCGTCCATCGTATTTGGCGGTCTGCATCAGGAATACGGACTGCGCGGCGGCACGGAAAATGTCGCCGGCATCGTCGGTCTCGGGCAAGCGTGCGAGGAAGCTGACAGAGATATGCACGACAATATTTTGAAAATTTCTCTTATGAAACAAGGTTTTTGTGCGAATCTTTGCCGTGCGTTTGAAAAGGACAATTTCAGCGGAACCGGCATCACGCCGAATTTCGGCAGCCACTTTACACCGGGCAAAATTCTTTCCCTCTCCATTGACGGCGTGTATGCGCAGTCGCTTGTCCTGATGATGGACGCTCTCGGAATCTGCATCAGCGCAGGAAGTGCGTGTCATTCACAGGAGGATACGCCGAGCCGTGTTTTGAAGGAATGCGGCTTTGACGATATGCGTGCAAGGTCTACTGTGCGCATCTCTTTTGACCCAAGCAACACAGAAGAAGAAATCAAACAGGCAGCCGCCGCGATGGCAGGCTGCATTACAACTCTCAGATCGCAAACAGCATAACGAAATAGCTTGTCACAGCACACATTTTCTGTTATAATTAAATACCACACGGCAGAGGAGGTGATGCGTGTGGAGCCAGCACTATGTTTGATGTTTTGGTTGCTCGTCCTCGGTATAAACAGTCTTGTAAGATACCTCAAGAGCGACTTATTTAAGATTGCTTGTTCAGTGAAGGAAACTCATAAAATAAAAGAAGAAGATATCTTGGCTTTTATTGGTTGTATCAGCCGCGACATTGAGGAAAAGTATGATAATATGCCAATGCGTGATTTGGAGAATCAGCTTTACGATGTTATCTCAATGCTAAAAGAGGCAAACGGAGGCGAGTTTGCACACGATTATTATGGAGACTGGAAGCGGTTTCTTATAAGGCTTGCCATGGCAAAGATAGGCTGTGTCTATAGTGTTGACAGCAACATGGGCGGCGCAAGCCTTTGGCTCAGCCCTCGCTTTCTGAACATAAACGGATTGAAAGCGTATTATCTGTGGTTAGACCAACAGATGTATTTGAATGGCAGGCCGTATTACCTGATCAGGACAAGAAGCGGATGCGTCTGTTGGGATATGACAACAGACCTGCTGAAAAATGGCAAGGTGTATTATTCCAGAGTTAACGCGGTAGAAGAAGTACAAAAAGCGCAAAGAAAGTAGAAAAGAGGTAATGCCTTTGAACAAGGCAAGAAGAGAGATCCTGCGGCATGCGCAGGATCATTTAACCATCGCAAAAGGGTATCTTGTTTCTGCAAAGGATCAGGAACAGGACGCCATGGACAATGTGCCGGAAGGTCTTCAGGAGTCTGAACGGTATGATAAAATGGACTCCGCTGTCGACAAAATGGACGACGCACTGTCCGACATCGAAGAAGCACAGCGCTGCATCAATGCGGCTATGGAGTAATAAGGAGAAGCAATGACAATACCTGAATATGAAGAATACGAGCGTTTATCACCAGAGGAATATCAAAATATCAGAAGTGTGATCAACTCGCTCACGTCTGCTCTGTCCTTGTTCTCACCGAGCGACATCGATGTTGCGCTGCATGAAAGCGAAGGCTACGCCATCATTTCAGTTCAGTGCTATTCCATTTCCATCCATCACGAGGACATGGATGCGTTTTGTGATATGCTCGGAAAGATCGAGTGGTTTTCCGCCCGCACAGATGGCGGCGAAGAACCTATGATTTGTTCGTTCCTCGTAAAACTCAACAAAAAATAACAAGATACTTGTATATAATAACATTTTTTCACAAAGTTCTTGACAATATAGAACACTCGTTCTATTATTATGCCAAGCCGACCAGAGAGCTGCATCACGGCTCTCTGGTCTTTTTCTCTCAAGAAATAAACAAAAAGAAAGGAGATAGTTGATGACCGCTGATTTGAAACAGCTTCAGTCGTATCTGAAACGACACGTACCGACAGGAATTGTTTTTTCGCAAGAGGATCAAAACGATAACCTCTTCACTACGATCCGCGTCCACCATCGGTATGAAAATATTTTTATTGATTTACCCGAAGGAGCCATCTATCTTCTTGACTCCTCCGGAAATCAAATTGGTTTTCACTTCGTGTCTTTTGTTGAGATCACGAAGCATTCTTCGTTCGAGACCGTTCTTATCCACTGTCTCGAGCCTATACATAATCAGGAGGATATTTACAAAGTTCTTATCATTTAGGCAATATTTTACTTGACATCTCTGTCATGCGGTGATATTATAACTGTATAGTCTCCTGATATGAATGATGATATAAGGAGACATCGGTCATGGAAAATAAGAATCAGAGAGAGAATTTATGTCCTCGTATCGGTGAAGTTTATATGATGTACTTCAACGGGGACGGCTGCGCACAGGACGGATGGCGACCCGGAGTCGTTTTCCAGAACAACGTCGGAAACGAATACAGCCCGAACATTATCGCTCTTCCACTTACCTCTTCCATCAAGAAGACGACGCAGCCAACGCACGTCATCCTACGGGCAAGCGACACATCGCTTCAGCGTGACAGCATGGTGCTGTGTGAAAATCCGGAGCGTATGCCGAAGGAGCGTGTCGGTCGGTTTATCACAACGCTCAGCAATGCGTACATGAAGGAAATTGCCTGCGCGAATCTTCTGGCTACGTCTGCCGTGTCTTTCCTTGACGCACAGACACTCCTCTCTGTTTTCAATCGCGCGTCTAAGCTGAATGCTGTGCGAGCCACCGTTTGACAAGGGGTGAGAGATGTGTACAATGAGGAACGCAAGTTAAAGTTCATCAAGGAAAAGTTCACAAGCGAAGCCGCGGCTATGGTGTTATACAGCACGTTCAACACGTTTGCCCCTTATGAGGAAAAATGGGGCGCAGATCTTTGCACAAGAAGCGCCGCGGATCTTCAGCCAATACTCGACTCGTCCGGCAGGATGTCTCGTGGCAAGAAAGCGTATGTCAGCACTGTCAAAAAGTACGTATTATGGTGCATCGATCAAGGAATCGAGGATGTAAACAACGACGCTCTTTCCGTTAAGTTTATGGCTGACAAGGATCTTGTCAGACAGAAAACAAGAGACACCATGTTCGCATCTCCTCTTCATCTGCAGACCGTTATGGACACGATATTTGAGAGCGAGGATGAAGAAACAGCAGATCTTGCCTACAGAGCGTGCCTATGGCTCATCTATTCCGGAGTCGATCCAAACGACGTCGAAATCGTGTTGTCAAGCGATATTGACCTTCGCGATATGACCATTCATTACGATGGACGATACCTCCCTATTTACCGCGAGGCGATGCGCTCCATCCGTTTGTGTGTGGAAAACGAGTCGTTCCGCTTCATCCATCCGATCCACGGTGAAGTTCGTCCACGTGCGCGCATTGATGGGAAAGAGCTTCTGCGCTCCTATAAAGGTGTCGTCTCCACTTATACTGTGCGCATCCAGTCTCACAAGAGGAAGGAACGCGCAAAGAGCAACGGCGACTTCGTTCTTCGCGAAATCACGCCGAAGGCTGTCTATGAATCCGGTTTGTTCTACCGTGCGTATGAAAAGGAATGCGCCGGAATTATTCCTGATTTCAAAGACGAGCTTTTAAGAAGATATGTACGGCGCAACAAAAATGTCTGTTTGAGCGAATACGGATTGTCATGCGCTGTCCAAAGGAAAAAAGAAGACTATCTCATGTGGAAGGATGCATTCCACGGATAACAGAATATATTCCATCGTTTACCAGAACCGGGTAACAAGCTAACGCTTGGACTCGGTTCTTTTATTTTTCTCTGGTAAAGTAAAACATTTGCAAGGAGGTTATCTATGGCAAAAGAAACAGCACAGCAAGAAACTCTCACGCAAAAGCTCGCGAAGATCCGAAAAATGACAGAGGTCGTGGAAAAGGATAAGGCAGGTTTTTCCTACCGATATGTTTCCGCCGCAGAGCTTTTGGCTCATGTGACGGCAGGCATGAACAAGTACCACATTTCCCTTATCCCCTCTATCGTTCCGGACACAGCAAGCGTAACTCCCTATTCCTATCAGAAGGTCAAGATGCTCAAGGACGGAA